TGGCAGAGCCCAGCAGGCCGCTCATGTTGCCCAGGATGCTGCCAAGGTTCTCGGTCGCGCCGGTCACCTTGACCACCTGTCCCATCACCTTCAAGGTACCGCCGCCCTGGGCCAGTTTGTTGAAGGTCAGCATGGTCTTGCCCAGATTCATCATCGTCTGGCCAAATTCGCTGCCCATAAAGTCCAGCACGGTGGTAATGCCGCCGGTCACTGCCCCGCCCCAGTCACCGCTCACAAGGGCGGTAATGGTGCCAAAGAGGTCGGTGATCACTTCGGTCACGCCGTCCTTGGTGGCCACGCCAAAGGCTCTGCTGAGCTTCGAGGCCATTTCCGGGGCGCTCTTCTGCACCTGTGCCCAGACGCTGTTGAAGCCCTCCTGAATGGGCCGCCAGTTCTTCGAGATGGAGTAGCCCAGCTGCATCATCATCCGCTTGCCGGAGTCGTCCAGTTCAAAGGCATCCGCCAGATTTTCCGCAAAGCCCACAAAGTTGTACTGTTCGCTTTGCAGGTCTGCCAGTGCATCCAGTGCGGTCTCGCTGTTTTTACCAAACTTCTTCACAGCCTCGTCGTACTTCAGCTGCTTGTTCGTTACCTTCTTCAGGCTGTAGCTCATGCTGTCCAGTGCCGTGCCCACGCCAATGATGGCGGTCATGGTGCCCTGGGTGGCGGCTTTCCGTGCCTGGACGCTGTCGGCTCCGTATTGTTCCACCGCAGCCTTGTAAGCATCCTCCCGGCCCGCAAGGTCCCCGTCACCGTAGAGCTTGGCCAGCATGTTCTGCCGGTTGGTCACCAGCTTCTCCTGCTTTTCCAGGTAGGAGACCTTGCTGTCGTAGGCATCCAGCTGGGCCTGATTCAGCTCGTTGATGAGCTTCTGCTGTTCGGTCTGTGCCTCCAGATACTGCTGGTAGGCCGCCTGGGTCTTCTGGCTTGCCTCGCCGAACTCGTTTTTGATGGCGATATAGTCCTTCTCGGTGGCCAGCAGGATCTCCGCCTGGTTCTTGATCTTCCGGTTGATGTAGTCGATCTTCTTGTTGGACTTCTCGGTCACCTCGGCGCTGTCCTCGTACAGGGCGCTCCAAAGCTCGTATTCGTCCTCCGCGGTCTTGGCATCGGTCTCGTACCGCTCCTGAATGACCTTCAGGATGCTGTCCTGCTTGCTTCTCTGAAGCTCCGCAAGGGTCTTCTGTTCGCTCAGCAGGGTACCGTAAGCGTCCTTCGTCTTGCTGTTGTTTGCGCCCACCTTGGCCAGCAGGGTGTCGTACTGCTCTTTCGCAATGGCCACCCGTTTGGTCTGGAGCTCGATCTCCCTTGTCAGGCTCTCGGTCTTCTTGGTGATGAGCTCTTCCACCGTGGCCGTGTCGCCGCCTGTCACTTCCCACAGCGCGTATTCGCCGGTGGCGTTGGACATCTCTGTCTTGTTGGCCTTCAGCTGGTCGGAGAATGCACTTGCCAGTGTGTCTGCCAGTGACTTGCCGGTCTTGGAGGCTTTGGACTTGGTGGTGCCACCGCCCACTCCATCCAGTGCATCATCCACGGCGTTCTGGTAGTAGTCGGTCAGCACGCCAAAGGGGTTCAGCTTGCCTGTGGTATTCGCCACGGCGTTCTTGATCTCCTCCACGGTGGAGGGGGTCTTGCTGCCGGGCTTCTTGATGCCGCTGTTGGAGGGGATCGGTACATTATCCTGCACCGCCTGCTTTGCTGCATTCTGTGCGCCCTTCAGTCCATTTTGATAAATGGGGTTGCCCAAATGGAGCGAATCCATCTTCATGGCGTTGTACAGCCCAACCATGCTGTTCTGCACGGCAATGGTTGCCTCATCCAGAGCGGTGGTCATACCGTCTTTTACTGCAAGGGCCGCATTGTAAGCGCTGTTCCGCAGCTCGTCCTGTTTCGTCTTGTCGCCAATGCCCAGGATCGCACCCTCAAGGATGTTCTCTGCGTCGCTGGCTGCAACGTCACTGGGCGAATGGATGCCCCAGAAGGTGGTGAAGACATTCCGGATGGAGGTCGCCGCGTGCAGCATGTTGGCTTTGGCCTGCGCCAGTGCACTGGGGTCTGCAATGCCCAATGCCAGACCCTCTGTGATATAACGGCCGATCTCTTCCATTACAAGGGAAGGCGAATGAGTTTTGACAGTATCCTTCGTTGTCTCGACAGCCGCTTGTGCTACTTCTTCTGAGGCTTTTTCAACTTGATCTTTCCCTTTGAGTTCTCCTTCAGCAAGACCTTCGGAGATATTTTTCCCGGCATCCTCAAAGCCGCTCGTATCGACCTGCTCTTCCGCTCCCTTAAAGATTTCCTTGACCCAGTTGACAAATGCACCGATTGGGCGGTCATCATTGAATATCTGCATCCACCAGTCTCCAGTGCCAAGCGGCCGGAACAGATCTTTGATTGCCTGCCACACCTCGGATGCAACAGATTCGATTACTACTCTGCACGCCTGTGCGATCTGGGGCGCAGTGGAGATCAGGGTGTTGCACAGGATCTCGATCAGGCCGATCAGGGCATTGGTCAGCGGTTCCGCACACTCGATGATCGTATTGCAGAGCACCTTCACCACTGCGATCAATGCGTCCTGAATGTCCGGTGCAGCGTTGATGATGGCGGTGCAGATGGGGCCTGCAAACATGGAAAGCACGCCGATGATGGCCATCGCGCCCGTCAGCTTCAGCGCACCGGATGCAAACTTGTCAAATGCCGTTCCCAGCACGGTCAGCCCGGCCGAGAGCATCGGGAACACACTGTTCAGCGCACCGGCACCCAGCAGAACTGCGATCAGCCCGCCCAGTGCAACTCCTGCGGAGAGAAGGGATTCCCACTTGACAAAGTTAAAAATGGCGCAGGCCGCAGCCAGTTTGATCATGCCGCCGGAAAGGGTACTGATGACCCAGGCGGCCTGTAAAGCATCGCCTTGCAGCTTGGAGAGTGCGAACACAGCCACTCCCATTCCCGCAAGAGCTACTCCGCACTTGACCATTGCACCCAATGCAGCATCGCCCAGCCGCGCATAGATCGCCACAGCTCCTGCCAGTACCAGCATTGCACTGGACATGGTCAGAATCGAAGCTGCACCGTCTACCCCGGACATCTGGGATGCTACACTCAGCGCCGTCAATCCAGCCGCAACCTTGATCAGACCATCGATGGCCGCATCTCCCATCACGGCAAACAGCCCTACGGCTCCTGCCAGTACAACAAGGGAGGTAGACATCACCAGGATGGCCGCACCGGAGCCGAACTTCGTCTTGGACGAAAAGGCCGACATGGTGGTCATCAGGAGCATCAGGGTCTTGATGCTGGTCATGGCCGCATCAAGCCGGACAAACTGAATGTTCGCCAGACTGCTCGCTGCCTGTGCTGCGATCCAGATGCCGCCGGCCATGGCTGCGATCGCGGCTCCATTTTGAAATCCGGTCGGGCCGATCATCTTGTTCACCGCAGCCAGAGCCGTGGCCATGGTGATCAGCAGTCCGCCCAGCGAAGCCACTGCCATACCGGCTTTTACCAGGCTGGTGAACTTGATCTCGCTCAGGGGCTTCATGGCGGTGGAAAGCACCTTGATGGCACCGCTCAGCGCCACCAGCTCCACCGCCGTCGAAAGGATCACTTTGTGGTTCATGGCCTTCTCGCCCACCACCAGCGCCAGAGAGAGCTGACGCATCGCCAGCATCATGGCAACGATGGACGCGGTCACAACGACCAGCGCTGAGACATTTGCTGCAATGTGGCCTTTCTGCATGACCTCCATGATCCGGGAAAGTCCCTTGGTAATGGAACCAATGGCAATGCCCAGTCCGATCAGCGCCGCAGCAGTGCCCCACAGGGTCGCCGCGTTCAGGGCGCTGGCTTTCAGGCTGTCAAATGCTTTCGTGAACCGCTTGGTGGTAGGCTCCAGCAGCTTTGCCGAGACCGTCAGCAGGGTAACGAAGCCAAAGACTGTAATGGCGATCTCCGTGAACCGGTCGGGATTGATCCGGCTCATCACGTACATGGCACCGGCCAGGATCAGGATCGCGGTGGCCATGCCGGTCAGGGGCTTGGTGCTCTCGTTCTTCTGCCAGGTCTTAATCGCGCTGGTCAGCTGCTTGAAGGTGCCGGAGATGGAGTTGAGCATTCCGGTCAGCGGGGTCTCCAGCATTGTTTTCAGGCTCTTGGTGGCTTTTGCAATTTGCCCGATGCTGAATGCCAGCAGGCCCACGTCGATCAGGCTCATAAACCGGTAAACGTCCGTCCCGCTGATGGCATCAAAGCCCTCTTTCACAGCGGTAAAGAACTGTTTCACCGGGGCAAAGGCATCCCCCACCGAGCCGTTGATCTTGTTCATGCTGCGCTGGAAGCTGGAAGCAAACTCGCTCATGGATTTGCTCAGGTTCTTCGGCATGTCGATGAGGTTCTGCTGGAAGTCTTCCAGATTCGGCTTTGTCAGCCCCAGCACCTGCACCGCGGTCTCACCAAGGCCGCCCAGTTTGGAGAGCAGGGTCGAGATCGCCATCTCCAGCGTACCCAGGATGCCAATGCCTCCGCTTGCTGCGGTCCGGATCACGGCGCTCAATCCGTCAAAGGCCCGCCTGCCCACGGAGTACAAGGTGCCCAGTAAGCCGGTGCTCTTCTCTCCCTTTTCCAGGAAGGTGTCGATGTACTGCGCGATCTTCGTGTTTTTCAGCATGCTGCCCAGTGCATCCACGGGGCTCAGGAGCTTGGTCAGTGCCGTTTTGATGCCGCCCAGCTTCTCCCGCAGGGTGCCGCTTCCGGTGGCAACTTCGTAGATCGTCTCAAGGAAATCCCCCAGCCCGGCTCCCACGCTCAGCATCACCTGTGCCACAGGCTTCGCAGCGTTCGCCAGCAGCGAAAATGCTTCCTTGGCCACAGCGCCGATCTTGCTCAGGATCGTGGTAACGCCTTTCAGCACCGTGAACAGGCCCTTGAAGGTCTTCTTGATCTTCTCTGCTGTCTGGTCGGTGATGATGAGCTTCTGGGTCATCAGGTCGAGCCGTTCGGCAAAGCTGTAAATGCGCTCTCCGTCTGCGGGCGGAAAGATCTCGCTGAACGCCTCCTTCACAGGGGTCGCCACTTTGCCAATGGCATCCATGATGTTCCAGAAGCTCTGCATCAGGTGCTCTCTGCCGGAAAGCTCGCCGATCTTCTGGGCGTACTCGTCCAGATCCAGGGTTCCATTTTGAATCTCGGCATTCAGCTTTGCAAAGGCTTCCGCATCCCGCTGGATGGTCTCCCGGTCATAGTGCTTTGCGGCCATCTCCTTGTCGCTCAGGGTCAGCAGCTTTTCGGCACTGGTCTGTGCTTCGTCAAGGCTTGCTTTCAGCAGCTGGGCACTTACGCCGTTCTGCTGCAATGCCTTGGTAAAACTGCCCGCTTCGGTGATCTGGTCCTCGGTAACAGCACCGCTGGCCAGTGCCACCTGCTGGAGGGTGTAGCTGTAGGCATCCGCCTGATCCCCCAGCCTGCCTTGCAGCTGTGCCCATCCGCTGTTCAGTCCGTCCTTCAGTCGTTCGTTCAGCCCGTCGATGCTGGGCACGAAAATGTCGTACAGCCGGTTGGCCAGTTCCGTCCAGGTCTCGGTGGCCTCTTCCTTGTTGCCAAAGAAGGTCTCGAAGACTTTCATCCAGGAGGAGCCGACCGCATCCTTCGTCGCATCAATGGCTTCGTTGAAGCTCTTTGCCTGCTGAGCAGCCTTAAAGGATCGCTCTGCGATGTTGTCATATGCCCCGGAAAGCTCATCGATAGCTTCGGATGCAGTGATTCCTTTTTCCTGTGTGAGGTCATAAACGTCCAGCGTCATCTGAGCGTACTTGTTGAAGGCCTTTTCCATAACGGCCTTAGTCGCCCACTTTTCGGAAAGCGTGTTGCGGAACGTGCCCGTATCCACCAGTGTTCCCGCTGAGGTCCTGCCCTGTGCGTCCAGTGTGCCAAGTTCCTTGCCTGCCTCGATCAGGTTTTCAATCAGGGCTTTGCTGTTGGTCTTTGCAATGGCAAGGCTGTTCCAGTCCTGGAGATTCAGGAAGCCTGTGCTATAACTCTGGGTCAGATTCCGGATGGTATGTACAAATGCCTCGCCGCTCTGTCCAGCATCCGCAACCGAGTTTGCGATACCCATGATCATGGGAAGCAGCTTCTCGATGTCACCGCCCGTGGCAGTCATCGAACTCAGCGCACTGGTCATCTCGTTGAAGCTGAAACTGGTCTCGTCGGAGTACCACATCAGCTTGTTCAGGTAACCGTTCACCTGATCGATGCTCTTGCCCGTGGCGTTCATGATGGTCTGAACGTTGGAGGTCTTTTCGGTGTACTTGTCTCAGCCGCTGGCCACCTGATCGATGGACAGGCTCTTGACCAGCTTCTCGCCCGCGTCCACAAATTTGTTGGTGATATTCACCAGCGCCGTGGTGGCCACGATGTTCAGGCTCGAGAACTTGGATTCCAGCCGGTCAAGGCTCGTCTGCATGGTGGCAAAGTCCACGTTCTCCGCGGCTGTGTCCAGCTTCTCAAAGCCCTTTTCCGCTCCCTTGAACTGGAGCTTCTCCATCAGCCGGTCAATGGTCGAGATGGTCTGTTTGGTATTTTTCTCAAAATTTGCGTTGTCAAACCGCATTTCAACAACGCGGCTGTCTACTTCCTGGCTCATTCTGTCCTCACCTCGCCCCATGCCCGTGCTGCGATCCGCTCAAAAATGGGCCGCATCGCAGGGTTGATATAATCCACGCCCTCTACGTATCCTCCGTTTCGTGTGCCGTGTCCGTATTGCAGGATCACCGCAATGGGCACACCGTCCACGATGTTGGAGTTTCTCCATGTAATGGCGATGCTCTCTTTTCCCTTGGTCACCGTGTAGCTCCAGCTTGCCGCCGTCTTTCCCGTGTCCTTCGGGGTCGCCTTCGCAAGGGCCTCCACGCCCTCCTGTCCGTATCGGTCCAGCAGCTCATCCAGGTTCAGGTTCGAGCATCGCTTCAAAAATTTCCGGCTCTTCTTCCAGTCGCCCTTCTGGCGAAAAACTATTACTTTTGGCACTGCATTTCTCCCCTTGACTGCAAGACCATCATTTTGAAATTTCGCAACAGCGCTAATCGTCCAGTGCAAAGTTCACGCCATGCCAAGGGCTCCCCTACTAGGGGAGCTGGCGAGCGAAGCGAGACTGAGAGGTTTAATCCGTCCCTTACCCTCTCGTCTTCAGCCGGGCCTTTCTCTGCTCGTTCAGCATCCGCTGCTGGGCCATCCGGTCGCCCTTGCTCATCTTCTTCGCCGGTGCCTGGCTCTCCTGGCATACCCGGATCAGGGTCAACAATCGGTTCAAATGCCACTTCTCGCACTCTTTCGGAATGCCAAAGCTGAACATCTGGCAGTACAGCACCTCAGCCGTGGTCTCGGTCCCGCTTTTCCGGGGCGGTCGTTTTGGCCGGGGCTTTCCTGCGGTCTTTCGTTCGTTGGGTCTCGGCTCCCCGCTGAACCATGTTGCGGTCATAGGAGCTTCCATATATTCGTTAATGGAACGGTACTGTTCCCGGGTCAGTCTGGCGTACACTTCGGGGTCTACCCCTTTGGTCACCGTCATGCAGCGGATGTAGTCCAGCCACTGCTCCACGGTCAGCTTGTCCAGATTGCTCAGGAATGGGATGTTCCAGTTGCTTTCCCAATGAGCCAGGGAGAGCAGTGAATGTTCCAGCTTCAGAACCACGGCAGGTGTGTAGACAAATTCCTCTGTCTTTTCGTTCCACCGCTGTTGCCCCGGTATTGTAAGCGTCATCATTTGCTTTCTCTCCCTGGTATGCGTTCATTGAGGTGCCCTTCTCAGAGCACGCTCCATTTTGAATGTTCTTCTAAGCAGGCCTCAGCCCTTCGTTTCAGTCGGGAGAGCCTCCACGGCGCTTGCGGTTGCCACCATCAGGCCGGGCTGGGTACTCACAGGGGCGGCCTTCCGGGTCTCTGCCTTCATGTCCTCCGGCAGGATGCCCTCAAAGAATGCGGCCGCGGCCTCGCCGTTGGAGGCCAGCTTGTAGTACAGGTCGCTGTAGGCCTGGGTGGACATAAAGTCCGCCAGCACCGCATCGTTCTTGATGAACTTCCGGCCGTCCGGGCTCAACACACCGTAGCTCTTGCAGATGATCTGCTTGAACAGCTTGGCAAGCTCCAGCTGGCTCTGGGCGGCAGTGATGCGGTTGATCATCTGCACAAGGCCGCCCTCGGTGGTCAGCTCCATCTCCATGATCTCGGCACGGGTCAGATTGAAGTAGTAGTCTTCCGTCCGCTCAGTACCGCCAAAGTCCACGGTGGTCATCGTCTTTTTCAGCATTTTTCTTCTCCTTTATCGTGTTCATTGATGCCGGGCTTCTTACACCTGGCCCTCGCTGTCGGTGATCAGCTTGATCAGCTCGTCGGGGGAAGGCAGGGTCGCCTCGGCAGTCTCGGTGCCCCAGAGCTTGTCCTGAATGGCCTTCACGGTGGCAGGCTTCAGCTTGGAGCAGTCGATCTCCATGTGGCTGGTGGGGCGGTGGCCGGTCACGCTCACGGGGGAGGTGGTGCACTCCCAGCTGAAGGTGATGGCATCGGGGTTGTCATTGATGGTGGCGTAGCTCTTCTCGCTGGGGGAAGCGGTGCTGTTCCACGCAATGTGGATCTTCTGGCTCACCTCGTCGTCAACGTCGTTGCCCACGGTGGTCACCCAGCTGAAGCCAAAGCCCTGGCGCTTCTGCTGGCCGATGGAAACACCCGTTGCAACCTGTGCGGAACCGTCGCAGGGCTCCCACTCGGGGGGATAGGTGTAGCCTTCGATGGTGTAGCCGTACTCCTCGGCAGAGCGCAGCGAAGCATACTTGATGTCGTCGGCGTAGAGCTTGGTCTCCTCAGCGCCGGAGGGGCTCTCGGTCACGGCGGTCAGGCCATTCCAGGCCACGCCCTTGTCGTAAGCGCCGGTGTTGTTCATGGGATACAGGACACCCAGCTTGGTGCCCATCTCGTAAAACTTTTCGCCGACAGCGTCCCAAATCAGTCTGGACATATAGTTCCTCCTTAGATGTAGATCGTAAAAACGGTGTGGTATAATCCGTCCGAAACAAAAGAGCGGTCGTAGGTGCATTTTGGCAACACACTTACGGCCGCTTTGATCTTGCTGTCAGGGTCTTTGTCCATCACAGTCACCGTGTAGAACGGATGCTGGATGTAGACCCTGTCGTTTGCATGGTTGTTTCGGATCTTGCTTTCGCTGTACACGATGCAGGGATACTGGAGCTGGAATCCCGCTTTCGGCTGAAAATAGAGGTGGATCGACTTTCCGTTCTCCTTCAGCACTTCGCGCAGGAGCGTGTCAACCTTCAGCCGTGCTTCCATTCCAGAGCCCTCCCAAAGTCAGGATCAGGCGCGGGTATTGCACCTTCACGCCGGTCACCTGCCATTTCTGTCCCATAAACACCGCATACCGGAGATCGTAGAGATGGTCGTTTGCAAACGGGTCCGCCAGAACGCTCAACTGGTTTCCAACCGTGATGTCGGGGTTCACCTTGTCCCCCATCTGCATCTGCCGTCCAAACTCCAGCACGTCCCCGTAATAGGTGCGTTCCGTCATCTTCTCGGTAAATACGCTGGGGGCGGTCTCCTCCACCTCATCTGCAAATCCCAGCTTCCCGCAGTATCTCATCTCTTCTCACTCCATTTTGATTTGTTGTGGCTAACCTTGAACCCTGAAAAAGATCAGGCCTCGTCCGCAGCCATGGTGCAGGTGGTGGGGGTAGTGCCGTCGGTCACAACCACACCGGCAGCCACCAGGGCCACAGGCAGGTAGGTCTTGTCGGCAGCCACCACGATCAGACGGCCCAGCTTAAAGGCCTTCTCCACGTCAGCCTTCTTGGCCTGAACCTTGTGGGCCTCGTCCTCGTACAGCTTCTTGTCGGTGTGCAGGTAGGCAACGTAGTTTGCCACGTGCAGATCATAACCGGTCTCGTAGATGGTGTTCAGCATTTTTACTCCTTCTGCCCTCTTTCACAGGGCACTGTTGTTCACTCCCAGTCAAACTCCGCTCATCCAGCAGGGCCAATACCGTACTGCCAAGGGCTCCCCTACTAGGGGAGCTGTCAGCGAAGCTGACTGAGAGGTTTAATCCGTCTGCTCTTTAAGCAGCCCACTCAACAGCCATGGCACTGAACGGGGTGGTCAGAGCACCGGAGCAGCGGGTCTCGATCAGGTACTTCTGGGCGTTGAAGTCGATGTCGAAGTCGTCGAACATGGAAACAGCGCCGCCCTTGTCTGCGCCCACGGTGTAGTCGGCCAGGTTCACGATCAGGCAGACCAGGTCACCACCCTTGGCACCCTTGCGGCCCTCCATCTCGGGGATGGTCACAATGTTCTTCACACGCAGCTTGCGGGCCAGAGCAGCCTCGTCAGCATACAGCGGGTGGCCGATGCCGTCCTCCAGCAGGAGCATCTCGGTCAGAGCGTCCTCGGTGGTGAACAGGGTGGGGGTGCCGGAGCCGCGGTACTCCTTGCGGCTGCGCAGGATCTGCTTGATCAGGGCCTTGTACTTGTCCTCCACGGTGGTCAGGCCGGTGGTCTTGCACTGGACCTTGATGGTAAACAGGTCGCTGTCGTTGAACACAGGGCGGATGCAGTTCTCATCGATCTTGTCCTCAGAGGCAGCCAGACGGCCGTCACCCAGCAGGTAAGCCAGAGCCAGCTCACGGTTCAGCTTCAGGCGCATCTCCTGCTTCAGCCATGCCACAACGTCAAAGCTGTTAATGTCGATCACGTCGTCGCGGTCCAGCTTCTGCTTCTTGTACACGGTGGTGGGGCTGGTGGAGCGGCGCAGCAGGCCAAAGACCTCTTCCTTCTTGAAGTTGCCCTTGAAGTAACCCTTTGCGCGGGCATCCTCCTCGGTCAGGTCGGCAAACATGCTCTTGAACCGGCTGAAGGGAATGTGGTGCACAGCGCCCATGACCACGCTCACCCAGTCGTCGGGCTTGTCGATGATGCGGGGCGTGGTGTCCAGCAGGTGATCCTCAGGGAACAGCCAGTCGATGTTGTCGATGCTGTGGGCCAGCTCGTCACTGTCCATGCCGGCATCCTCAAAGGCAGCCTTCATGGTGCCGTGGCTCTTTGCGGTCTTGACCACGTTGTTGATCTCTTCGATGCTGTGCTTCAGCACGGTTGCGTTGGTATCCTTGTCGAAAACATTCTGCTTCACGGTATCGTCCTCCTCACCGTCATCGTTGTTGCCGCCTTCCTGCTCTTCCAGGGCCAGGCCCACCAGAGCGTGGCAGCACTCTTTCTGCTCGTCGGTCATGCTGTTGTAGACCTGTTCGAGCGTCTTGCCTTCGTTCTTTTCGTCCGCCATTTTGGCTTCCTCCTGTGTTGCTTCATCGTCGGTCACGGCATCGCCGCTGTCCGCACTGTGTGTAAGGTCTTCCAGCGGGTTGCCTTCGGGGTCCATGCCGTGGGTCAGGCTCAGGCCCGGATCGTTGTAAATAAAGGCCTCGCCGCCCTCGTAGTCCTCATCGGCGCTGTGCTTCACCACCTCGTCGATCAGGGCACCCGGGTTGCATCCGGCCAGCACCAGGCTCACTTCCTGAATAATGCCGTGCTGAACGGTGTTTCCTGTCTTCTTGATGCAGTTCGCATAGATAGAAAAAGCGTTCAGGTCACCGCTCTCCACGCAGGCTTTCGCCGTTCTGCCAGTGGGCGTGTCGTTGAACTTGGCGTAGCAGTACACGCCGCCGGGGCGGTTCTCCAGCAGGCAGTGCCCCAGCACGTTTTCGATGTTGTTGTGGTCATGGTTATACACCATAGGCCGCACTTTGCCGCTGCATTCTTTGAATGCACCCGGCGCAATGGTCAGGCCGTCGTAGCACTTTGTCTTTGCTTTCGTCGCCCAGCCGCTGCAATCGTAGTCAAAATTAACCATTTTGATTTGCAATACTCCTCTCTACGGCATCCCGCCCTGCCGTGATCGTTTTGTTCTGCGCCGCAATTTCCTCACTGCTCTGGCTGATGTTTGCATTCCGCAGTTCATCTGCCTTGGGGTCCTTGCTGGGTTTCATGCCAATGGCCTGCCGGAACTCGTTGGAGGTCATGATCTCGTTGCGGGTAAACTTGTCGGCCATTTCGGCAACGGCGGAAACAGGGGTCAGCTTGAACGGGTCACGGAAGTACATCACAGATTCCCGGTTCGCCCGGTCGTCCTCGGTCAGGAACTTCCGCCGGATCTCGTCCACGGCAGCCGCCACAATGGGTTCGATGGTGCGGTTCTCGTAGTTGGTCATCACAGCATCGGAAGCAGTGCCGTTCATAATTTCCGGGGTGATACCCAACTGGCTGTATGCCATGTTGGTCAGGTATTCCACGGTCTTCAGAAGGTTGTTTTCGAGGCTGCGGTTCAGCTGCGTGATATGTTCCGTGCCATCGGTGTAGGCAATGCCGTATTTGGAACCGGCAAGCTGCTGTTCGATCTGTGCCCGCCGCTCTTCTGCCTGTTTCTTCCGGGTCTCGCCCTTCACAACGTAGGGCAGCTGAATGATCAGGTCGAGCTTGCCGCTGCCCACCTGTTCGTCGATCACGTCCATCAGGTTCAGCTTCCGGATCAGGCGCTGCACCGTGCCGTTGGGCTCGTTCATCACGGCATAGAACGGGTTCTCCACCAGGGCCACCCGGGTCTTCGGCAGGGTGATCTCCTCTTTCCGTCCGGTCTGGTCGTTGTACACTTCCAGCCGCACATCGTCCGGGTACCACTCCAGCACCTTTCCCACCCGCATGGATTCAATCCGGGTCTTGCCGGTCTTTGTGTCGTAGTCCACGTCAATGGGCACCAGCGCAACGCATCCCTCGTCCAGCATGGAAAGGAACATGTCATACCGCAGGGCCCGGCCCGTCTGGTCCTTGTTGCCGGAAAGGTTCAGGCAAGAATTAAGGCCCGAATCAACGGTTTCGTCGTAGCGTCCGTTTTCATCGAGCCTTACATGATTGATGGTAATTGCCGCAGCGTCCATTGCGATGCGGGTGTTGATGGCCGTCATGATCGTCCGGTCATTGCTTCGGTTCAGCCTTACCCGGTCAGGCCGGTAGCTGTATCCTTCGCCGCTTCTTCCGGGGGGATCCCGGTTCAAAAACGCATTCCAGGCGTGTCTCAGTCTGGAGCCAAAGGTTTGTGATGCCATTTTGATTTCCTCCAGACCTTAACTGTCTTTCTTGTCGTCATCCTTCTTCTGCTGGTTTCCGCCGGCGCTTCCGCTCACAATGGCATTCGCCAGTTCGGGGTTCTTGAATTCCTTCGTGATAAACTGCTTTGCACTGTAGCTCATGGCACCGGAAACGGCCTTGGTCAGAAACTGCTGGGAGGCATTCGTCATCACGGTCTTCACAAAGCTCTGCCCGCTGTACACGTCCTTCCGCAGCTGCTTCACGTCCTTCTGGAGCTGGAGCCGCTCTTTCTCGGCCTTCAGTTCCTTGTTGGGGTCATCCACCCGGATTTTGGTCTGCCCCTGAAGATCCCGGTACTGCCTTTCCATTTGCAGTCGGTTGATCCGTGCCCGCAGCTCCTCGTCGGAGTAGTCCTCCGCATTCTTTCCGGTTCGCTTGGGTGCATACTCGGTCTTGGGCTCCTGCGCATCCTCACCGGCGTTTCCGTCCCCGGCATAGTGCTTTCTGCCTGCGGCCGTCAGGGTACCGTCCTTGTTCTGGTATCGCCGCACGCCCCACTTCATGCCCTTGATGCCCCAGTGGTATAGCTCGTCCTTGTATACCTGCATGTTTATCTCATCACCTCAGTTCTTTCCGGCAATGTACTTTTTAACGCTCTTTCCGTCCATGTCCTTCAGCATCGTGATTTTAGGATTATCACTGAACAGGCTCGATATGAAGCTCTTACCCTTCTTTTTTCCGGAAACGTACTTCCTAGTACTCTTTCCATCCATATCTCGCAGCATTGTGATTTTGGTTTCGGAGTGGAACAGCTTAGAAACAACATCTTTTCCGCGCTGGTAAATAGATTTTCCGTTTTTCTTAGACTTTTTGTTCTTAACCGTTTTCACAGAAACTGCTCGCATAGATGTGCGATACTGCGTACCATCGCTAAACGTAAATGTTTCGTCGAAACCGTGAACCCCATTTTTCAGAGTACTGGTTTTTCCATTCATTTTGCTGGGTTTATAGTCCTTGATTTTTTTCAGGTCCGATGAATTAGGAAGCCCTGTATTGCCCCAGCCTGTAATGATGTTCGTGCGGCCTTTTACTTTCTTCAGCTCTTTCGGATCTTCGCTAAAGATTTTATGATTTTTGTCCGCGTTTTGTTTTCGGGTTTTGTACGCACCATACTCCCTGGCATCGTAAAAATACCGGTACTGCACCCGTCCGTGTTTATCGGTTCCGACCACCACACGGGCGTAATATTTGTGGTTCTTTCTTTCTCCGCCCACTTCCGAATGGACCAGATAATTCCACCAATCGTTCATTCTATTGTTCCTTTCTTTGGTTTACAAGGGTTATTGGCCGTGTTATACTCTTCTTATCGAACATTTTCGACAAAGAGGAGTTCTTATGGAATCTGTTATATGCCCGAACTGTGGCAGCAAAATATCTATCCCGGATTCAATGCCTGATGATATCATCTGTGAAAAATGCCAGAGCAAGTTTGGTGTAATGTATGAAGCAATCGAACCGTTAACATTCAAAGAAAAATTATGGAAATTTACCCACGACCATCGTAAAAAGATTGCAGCAGGGCTTATCATTGGTGCCATTGCGTATCAAGGATACTTATGGTATCAGAAGTTGATGGAAGGAAACTCTTCTGAAGAAACTCCAATATTATGCGACAACACCATTTCTGAAAACGATTCCTCTGAAGATACTGCATCGACAGAAATGGAACTTGATAACGATCCGGATGCCTATGACAGAAAAACGGTTACACACAATATATCCATCCGGAATATGGGAGAGAACCGTTATCCGAGTCCAGAAAAGCGCCAACAAGCTAAGGATCTTGGGATTGATCTGGGACCGCATCAAACCCTTGTAGATGAGTACCCTCAACGTCATCGTGTAAAAAAAGAAGACTCCTGATCACTCAAACGCATCCCGGTTCTGTTTCCACGCCACGTAAGCGTCCATCATGGCAGCCACTGCATCGATCTTCTGATCCTGCCGCTGCTTGTAGAGCTTCCGGTTGCCATTGGTGTCCACCAGTGTAATGCAGTTGCCCATGGCAAATTGCATCAGCTGTTCATCAAACAGCAGCTTCCGCTGTTCGCTCAGCTTTTTCAGCTCACCCAGCGGCACGCTTTCGGTCTTTGCACCCTGGATCACTTTCACAACGCCAAAGGTGCTGTTTTCATCGCCCCAGCGCTTCACGAACTCCTGTGCGTTGTAGGGGTCGTAGCCAAACGCTCGCACGTCGTACTCGTTCTCCATAATAAAGTTGTCCAGATCATCGTACACCTGCATCATGTCCAGGACCGTGCCGTCAAACACGAACAGGGTTCCTTCCCGCATAAACTCCTCATACTGCTGCCGTCTCGAAGCCGGAAGCTGGCTGAGTGTGTAGGATGTGATGTAGTCCCGTGTCTTGACCCCGAAATATCCGTTGGACAGCGGAAACAGGAAGGTAAAGGCGCAGAAGTCGTCGCCCATGGAAAGGTCCGCGCCCATGGCACAGGGCATCTGCCAGAAGCTTCTCTTCCTGTGGCACAGGGTCTCCTCGTAGGGGAAGAAATAGGTGTAGCCCTCCATAGGCAGGTTGAAGCGCTTGGCCAGAATATCGTTTCGGGCGCTGGGGGATTTCTCCGCGCGCTCCACGTCCAGCTGGTAGGTCTCGTAGCTCACGGTCTTGCCCAGGTTCGGGTTGGCCTTCAGCCACATCTCCGGCTGGCCCACTTCCTCAATGGAGTCCAGCTTGTAGTACCAGATGGACACATGGGGGTTGACGTACTCCCCTTTCAGGATGCTCATCAACTCCATTTTGATGTCGTCGCCGCAGCCGTTGCGCACCGTGCCCTCGGAGGAAGCCGCCACGATGAGGTAATTTTCGTTCTTGGCCGCGCCCTGTTCAATGGCACCAATGGGGTCTTCCCGGATGTCGCAGGAGAGCCATTCGTCCACGGTTGCCACGGTGTCACGCCGTCCTTGCAGCTTCTCGATGGTCATCGGGCGCACTTCCAGCAGGCTGTTGGTCAAAAAGTTCTCGATGCCCTTCTTGGTGGAAGCCATCTTCACCCGGTCTGCCTTGGAGCCGGTGGTGTTTTGCAGGCTGCCCTCGGTCATAAACTGGAACACCGGCCCCTTTGCCCGCGCCAATGCGGTGCGGAAGGGTGCCAGCACCTCCTCGGCCTGTTTCATGGTCGGGGCGGTGGTCAGCTGCTGGGTCGTGGTGGTGTACGCCGTCAGGAAGTACGCCTGCAAAAACTCCAGATACATGGTCTTCGCGGCCGATCGAGTAATGATGAGGTATTGCTTTGTCACCAGCCGCTTTTTCAGCCGCCGGGTCTCGTAGTGTCCGCCGCCTCCGCGCTCATTCGGCACAAAGACGCTTCGTTCCACAAAGTAGTACCATCCAAAGATCTCTTCGGCCCATAACTTGAAACTGTCCAGCAGCTTCACGTCGGTGCCATCGGTCAGGGTCAGCTCATCCTCGCAAAAGGAGATAAAGCCGTTCACCGCCTTGTCGTCATAGTAGATGCCCGGGTTGGCGATCAGGTCGTCGATCCGCTCCATCTCCATGGCAATTTCCCGGCATACGGGTATTTCGCCACGCATCACGGCCTCCCGAAAACGGCCGTAGTAGATCGGCGTGGCCGTGTTCGATAATGCCATTTTGGTTCCTCGTCTTACTCCGTCTCACTCGTTCAGGCTTTGGGCCGGTAAAAGGGCTTGTCCAGGGTGTAAAAGCATCGGATATCATCCGGGCATTCGCATGTTCCCTGTCGGGTGCATCCGTTGCAGATATCCTGCGTTACCCGCCCGAACCAGTCCTTTTTCTCCGGTGTTTCCATCCAGTGCTCCACCCATCGTGCTGCTACTGTCCGTCCCATGTGTTGTCATGCTCCACGTTCAGCCGCCATTCCATCTCGGAAGCGGTATTCTTCAGTGCTTCCATGGTGGTGCTGCTCTGGGGCGGGTCAAAGCCCAGCAGCCGTACCTTCACGGCCACGTAAGCCTTCACCGCTTCCACCTTCACCGGGTCGGCAACGAACTCCGTCCATTCGTTTTCTTTCCCGGAAATGGCATATCCCTCGCCGGGCCCCACGCCCATCTGCACCAGTGCAAACAGCGCCATGTTGATGTACATGATGATGTCCGCATCAAAGTCGGTGCACTCCTCGGCAATGCCCAGCAGCTTCTTCACGGAAGTGAGAATGCTATCCATAGTTACTCCTTATAAAAAAGAAAGCGCACCAACCGTTACGTCAGTGCGCCAATTGAATCAGTTCTTATTGCTCGTTGCCCACTTGTCAAAATCATGGAACGCTGAATCCATTAAAACAGTATCCATACGTGACAATGCATTAAAAGAAATTCCTTTTTCCTGCATCTTTGTTTCATCTATCTTATAGAGATGGGCTGAATTATAAAGAATCCCACAGGATTTCAAGTAATCCAGCACCTGCTTTTTTGCAGGGCTATTGCTAACCACAACACGATCTATTCTATCAGCAGTTTTAGCCAAAGTATCCTTTCTATGTGTTCTGAACTCAACGAGAATGCAATGCATTGCATGAATAAACTTTACTATGTCAAATTCCGAGGCATCCTCAAAGTCGTATTTATAAGGAATTAAAGAATAATAATTTGTCAAATTTTCCGCATCAACTTTCAAGTCATCAGCCTTTGTAACATCAATTATTACTCCATCTCCCGCAAAGCCTTCATGAGCAACCAACAAGCAAGTTTCAGGTTTATAAGATTCTATGCTGATGTTCTGTGTTCCCCAATTCAGTTTTTTGCAAATCACTGACGAATTATAAACTCTACAATCAACGCCTTTCTTTCCAATATAAACATCAATGCTAGGAGCATCAATAGAAACACTAATCAACTGATCGAAAGCTATCGGTTCTCCTGTCATTCTGATTTCAGCAATATAATCTTCTCTCTTTATAGCTTTCTTTTTCCCGGGAATCATCCCAAAAACGGCCAGACATTTGCTATCTTCCGTTTCAGATGCCGGAATCTCAGAACATTCCAAATACGGACGTTCATACGCCGTTGCTTTAGCCTTAAAGGAATCATACACATACGAAATGTGTTTAGGCTGAATTGTTTTCTCTGAGATTCTCATATAGCAATCAAAGAAAATCTGAGATGGGAAATAAGACTGACTCTGTAAAACATCGAAATACAAATCAGCGGACGCTTCATGTTCTTCGTTTAAGATAATTTTCGTCAGAGTATAGTCCCTAAATGCAGGACCCGTAAAATCAATCTTTTTCGACAGTCCATTGTTCTCAACACTATTGCGTATAAATGGATGTTGCGGCAGAAACGCTTCCAACACCCCCTGGTATTCAGTTACCAGTTGTGGAGGCAAAAAGTCAAGCTCGTAGTTACTATACTTGCAATCCTGAAAAAGAATATAGTATATAATCCTTACAAGCTGTTCTTCTGGTGAATAGACTTTTTCCCACTCAGAAAACTCAGGATGTGTTGCCGCACACCTTTCCTTAAATGCAGGAATCACTTTTTCCACCTGTTCACGACTCAAAAGATCATCCATTATCTTCATGATAATCGCTACACAGTCTTTCTGATTTGCAAGTTCGCTAATCAGTTTCTGACGGTTGGGAGATTCCTTTATATGTGCAGATATTGCCTCCAACACCGGTGCATATCCCAAGAAAGACGCTCTTTCTTCAGGTGTGATGTTAGTATTGACTACATCATAATACTTTTCCGCGCATGCAATGTCAGGCTTCGTCGGAGTATTCTTTCCAGCAACACTTCTCACAATAAAAGACTTCGCTGCGGGTTCATCGAAAAATCCGATTTCATAGTGAGCAACGGAGATTTTGTTTTCTGCACAGAACGATGCGATATATTGGGCCGTTTCTGTTCTTGCCAGTAAGAACACTGTAGGCATCGTATGATTCGATAAGCTTTCACTAATGTCGGTAATAAAGCTGCTCAACATTTTCCGACCCGAAATGATTTCAGCTTCATCAAAAGCATCAATAACCAATAAAACATCACCAGTGTTCATATCAGCTATAAACTCGGAATATTTTGGTGCGCCGACAGCATTAAGAATTGAACCAGCGAAACTATTTGTACCAACTTTTACTTTTGCCAGATTCCAGTAGAGGGCATTAAAACGATGCGCAATATATTTAGCCAAGGAACTCTTGCCTGCCGCTCCCGGTGCCGAAAGTAAAACAAATTTCGGCTTCAGAGTAGAGAGTTTTTTGTCAGTTTTTACGTCACTAAAAGATGGTGGAATATAGAACGGCTCATTATCTATATAGCAAATGTAGTCTGACACCGAATCGTTCAGCGAGTATCTCTTGCATTCCCTATATGAGCCAAGAATCCCTTCCAGAACCATTTGACTTCCTCCTATGATAGAGTCGATGTATTTTATTACATTATAGTCTCTTATTGGTCTCATGTCAAATTCTCCTGAAGATATCTAACTCAAAGTATACATCTTTTGCAATTCTTAAATTGTCAAAAACAAGTTCTCCTCCATGGGCAGGTGTCGCCCGGTCTTCTTTCTCCGTCCGGCAGCTTCGGGCCCTTCCCCGTTCCGTAATGGATCACCTTGTGCGTTGCCGCCGAAACACAAATGGCGTTCTCCGGGTCAAGCAGCTTTTCGCTGTGCTGGAGAACGTCATCTTTTGTTATGGGGTTTATGTGGTGGATCGAGATCTTCGGTCGAATCGGCTTTCCGTCCCGCAGCACCCAGTCTGTGATCGGGTGGTCTTTGCACCCCAGGTCACAACCCATGTCCCTGGCGATGATCCTGTCTCGGAACTGCCGCCACTCTCTCGATTGATAGAAGTCCTGGTTCAGCCATCGGTCAAACCCAAAGGTGTCTCTCCCCACTTCCCCGTGCAGCTGTAAATACTCCAGCCTCTCCTCGTAGGTCGACAGTTGGCAGAGCTCGGTGTAGGTTTTCATACACTTGCCCCATATGGCCAGGCAACTGCTACAACAAAGCTAGCAACCATCACCATAAAACGGCCGGCGTACGCGACTGGTTCGTTCTCAAGAAACGACAGCTGGTTTCCTATAAAAACGAGAATCAGCCCAATAAGCCCCGTCCAGTCACGCCATGTCATATTCGTCATCCTCTCCCAGGCCGTTGTATTTCTTCATAGCAGCAATGGCCTTCTCGTACAGTTCCTCAGAGTGCTTTGCATTCTGTAGTGTCTCGGTCTTTGCCCGCAGCAGCTTGTTTTCCTCTTCCAGCTTTGTTTTCTCCAACTCGTTCTTAGAGGTCGCCAGCTTCAGAAAATGGGTCGTCTCAGCGCTGGATGCCGTACCTTCCAGCAGTCGTTTCTCAACCAGCTTCATCGCCAGGTTGATCATATAGTTTTCTTGTGCTTCCGGGGTTCTTGCAGGCCGCGAAGTTGCAGCCGACATTTCGCCCGGAGCAGACTTCTTAGGTTTCATTGCAATAACCTCGTTTCACATTCCTATTTTGCTTTTGCAAGGGTTCATGGGAGTCGCAGTAGTACCAGTTAAGCCTGTCTCATTTGAAAGGAGAAGAAAAAAGCAGATCATGCCCAATGGAGGTTGAACATCACGAAAGCCCTGAACCCAAATACATAGGAGGATACTACTCCCATGAGCCCTTGCAAAAACCGCCGAAGCCCCGGTCTACACCCCAGAACCTCGGCGATTATGTTCCGTTTCGACTTGACTGTGCATACAAATGCACTTATACTTATCTCGGAGGTTGACCTGTAACTCATTTGAATCGTTCATTCTACTAAGAAAGGTGGTGATATAGAATGAACGATATAATTCGGATTGATAAAGTCACTTACGATGACTTTACCAAGGTCAAATTTGCTCCTGTATCTCGTGAAGAGATCTTGGAGAATATTACGAAGACTCTCCTGTGGATTGCAGATAAGTGCAAAAAGCTGGAGTTAGATCGAACCGTATAAAATGTAAAAACGTCAGTACCTACACACCACGTGGATACTGGCGTTTTTTCTTCTTAAAGCCCAAATATCAATTTTCCCTCCGGGGAAATATCACAGACCGGCGCGATTTGAGAGGGGGTGTCGATTTTGGGACCCCCTCCCTACGGTTTACGCGGTTTGGCCGAGCGTGTCCTCGTCGGGCACGGTGATCTTGAGCTTCTTGTAAATGTTTATCGGGTCAGCAGCAACGATCTTGTCGATTGCCTTCTCAATTTCATAGGCATTTTCGTTGTCCGTGAACTGAGATGAGGTCTCGGCGATCCTCATAAGCAAACCGGAAGAGTTGTAGCCGTGCTCGACATCATACTGATACCACTTCTCGAACTCGTCGTACGGACTGTACGGGTTGTCAAAGGTGGTGAGAAAGCATCGAACCATTATTCAAAGCCTCTTTCTTAGTAGATTGTTACTTATTAAGCGCGCTGTAAACCGTGGACTCCGGAACACCGCAGGCCTTGGCGATTTCAGCATAAGAATAACCGCTTCGCAACATTGCGTTTGCTTTAGACATCTTTGCAGAAGTCATAACAGTAACGTTTTTCGGCATTGCACGCTTTACAATTTCGTCAGAATCAGACGAATTAAGGAATTTCGTCAACATATTGTCGGAAATTGCGCCAGCCTGAACAGCTTCCCATTCTCTGTCCGTGAAGGTGACCTTAGACTTGCGTCCGCTTGCACCAACAGAATCGCGAGCACGTTGCATCTCGACAGAAGAGATCTTCTTGATTTCTTCCTTGTCGATCGTAGGATCCAAGCCCTGTTCCTGAATCTTCGCCTTAATATTGGCATTCGCAATCAGCATCGCTTTGCGCTCCTTAGGCTTGTTAGCGACCATGTTGTTATATTTCTCTTTCAGGGAGGCAACCTCAGGCGCATAGGTCTTGGCCGCTTCAGGGTTACGCTGGATGCCCTTCATGTTGACCGCCTCTTTGCGCGCCTGGTTGGCCATGGCCTTCAGCTTGTTGGAGAAGTCCGCGTACAGGTTCTCTTGGATGGTGCCAGAAGACAACGTGCGTGCATCCTTCGTTTCAGAGATCAGACTGACTGTATCCTCAGCCTTACGTTCCTTACCCGTCTTGGGGTCGGTGAAGGTACGTCCACTTTCTTTGTAGATGTATTCGCCAGTTTCCTTATCAACTCGAACACTGCCACGACGCTCGGGTACACGAACCGTCTGCTTACGGCGAGACAGGAGCGTGGATGCGCCGCCATAGTGCGTAGCACCTTCCTCGTCCACACGAATCTGCCACTTCTGTTTCAGCTCGGGGATACCATTCTCGCGCTCAGAACGCTTATAGTCCAGCTTATGCTTTTCCGCATCGATAACGACCATGGAGTGCTTAACCGCACGTGCAAGCTCGTCCTCATCGGCACCTCGCAATGTCATATCGGTGATGAGGTTGGAGATCACGCCCATTTCGCGCTGCTTCTCCTCTTTTTTCATCAGCCTAACATTGTTCGGGTTGCCTTCAGGAACTGCATAAGCGGTCTTGGGATCGAATCCTTCCAGTGCTTTCAATGCACGGGTGGACTTGATGTTGACCTTGTCGGTAACAGGGATTACCATGACCGTGTCGCCATCGAAGTCAGCACCAGACAGCCGTTCCGCAACCTTTGCATTGATGCCGATCGCATCCTGAATTGCACCGAGATTCCGCTTACCGCTGACATTTTTGTTGTTGACGGTCACGATGGGGATTTCAAAGGTACCTGCATGAGGGTAACGGATCAGTGCAAGCCTGGTGCCATTCTCATAAGTGGGGCAATAAGCTTCTGTCTCCTTGATCTTATTGATCGGAAGGATAACCTTTGTGGACTGGCCCGGGAAAGCAGATGCCTTCAGGGTCATGGATGTTCCTTCAACCGTATCAGCAAAATCGTTGAGCAGCTTCTTTTTGACCGTAGGATTATCGTACCGCATGATTTCATCATATTGGGCTTTGTAATCCGCGACGGTAAGGTTGAGCTGGTTCTCGATTAGCTTCTTGGGCTGCTTGGAAAGGAACTGAGAAGAGACATTCCGGGACATCGTATCCCAGTCGCCCTCCTCTTTCAGCTTGTTAATCGGTGAGAGGTGCTCTTTGCCGTCATCGCCGATGTACATGCTCTGGCCGTTGGCCTTGATGGCCGCGCCAAACGGGTTGTCAGGATCAGTTTTTGCTTCCTTGAGAACCTTCATCTTGGGCGTACCGGAAGGCTTATTGGTGTTAAACATCACGTCCACACCATCCGGCAGATCATCCGAATAGACAGCCATGCCCTTCAGATAATGGTCACCGTCAACGAGGATACGAACCTGTGCATAATGGCTCTTGCCGAGGTCAAGGTCAGGCACACCACGGCGAATCTCCATAACACCGTCTTTGTCCAGACCGCCTTCATCGCCATAGCGAATCGCAACACGACTGGAGTCCAGACTAGAGGGGCGCTGAAGCTTCGTGAAGGTCTCACCGCCATCATCGGAGTGGTAATCGCCCAGCGAATCAATCTGATCCTGATGCTGATAAGCATACTTCTGGTCGAACTCCGGCTTTGCGAGAACCGTGATGTTCGTCTGCTGACGGACATTGGTCGGCTGTCTGATGCCAACGCCATAGCGCTGATAACCATATTCTGCTTCCAAAATATAAGCAGCCTCGTCCAGCTTACTTTCCGACACTCCGAGGACCTGATTTGCGCCCTCAGAAATATCAATCATGCCCTTCTTATCGACCTCTTCTTTCAAAGTCGCGGCAATCTTCTCAGCCTGGCTGGCCTTTTCGCCAATGGCATTATTGTACTTGGACCGCACACTGGACTCGCTCATGCCGAGCTTGTCACCAATTTCCTTCCAGCCCAGACCGTCATCCTTCAGCGCACGAATCTGATCATACTCCAATGCCTTACGATCGTGGCCTGCTTTCTGACGTGCAGTGCAGAACTCGGTCAGGCCCATCTTATACTCGTCAGGGAGAGAATTGTTGATGGTCTCCAGAATCTCTTTCTCCGAGAGGCCCTTCTTTTTGAGTTCCTCTACACGAGACAGGAAATCGCCGGAATGCTGATACGGATTGTCGCCGGAACCCCAAGGATAGCGACCAGAATGCCGTTTGGTACCATAGTGCTCCAGGATATTGCTTTCGGAAGCAATGCCAAAATAAGAACGGAGGTCTTTTTCAATCGGATTCATGCTGCCACTCCTAACAAAATATCAGTGATGATCGGGTCGAACTCTTTGATTTTAGCGATGATGGGACTGATTTCCTCTTCAGTGGGGTTCTCGACCCAAACTTCATCGTTCTGGTAGATACGGAGCTCTATCCGAATATCTTTCGGGTGGTATCCGTACTCCAGACAGAACAGAGCGGCATAAATATAGAGCTGCTCCATGTGTGCAGGAACAGCTCCGGTTTTTAAGTCGTGAATGCGAAGGAACCCATCGTTGAACGAAATGGCATCCGCAGTTCCATAGCAGTTGTCGCTGTAATACAGCACCTGCTCGGTATCCATGCGGAAACCAATGGCATCGTTCACGTAGGTATTGAGGGTTTTCTTGTTCTTCGGCAGTTTTTGCTTCAGATTAATGCACTCTGCTGCAAATGCGTGCAGCCGTGTTCCCCGTTCCTTCGCCTGGTAATTAAGAACTGCATTGGTCAATCTATCTGCGTCATAGTTCAACCAATGGTAGTTACTTGCTCCGAGGAGGGCATGTTTCCCCGTGAGCCTCGAATGATCTCGCCAGTTCATTAAGAACTTCCTCCTTGTTTTCGGGATAGATAAAGGCCGCAAAACTCATCTCGTCCATCTGCTGAACGTAATAGTCTTGATTTGGACGATGAGATGCACCCGCTGACTTCTTGCCCTCCAATGCGCCCCATGTTGTGCCGTAGAGAATCAAGAGATCGGGGATTCCCTGAATCTCGTTTGGGTCAAGATGGACAACCATACAGCCGGGGAAGCGTTCTTTCAGCTCCCTTATCAATCCTGTCTTGAATTTGTTTTCGAGCATGATGCAACCTCCAAAATAAGAGGAATAGTGCATCCTGAGACGCATTCTATTCCCCCCATAAAAGGGGATGTTTTTCTCGCGTGAGTTTTTAGGAAAAAATGTGAATTTTTAGGAATTTTCAGAGCAAAAGAAAAGCCCCTGCGTTTTTTCGCGCAGAGGCTGTTGGCATAACTCATTTTACCACTCTGGATCAGGGTCCAGTTCATCGCTGTAGCTTGCTTCTTCGGTTGGCGAAGATAGGCTGTCGATATCCTCTTCAGAAATCTCGTCGCCGCATCCAGTGCATACCCAGACTTCGCCATGTTGGATCATCTGACAATGGCAGTTCCAACACCAGTGCTCGCCTGTCGGACGATCATATCCGGGCGTGTGAATGACCCAATTCTCAAATGAGCCATTCGAGTGCTTCAGCCATAAAACAGGAAGTCCGAGGTTCAGTGTATCCCACACCCAAACCTCATCGCCATCGGGAAGTTCATCACGAGATTCGTAAGAATAAGGAAAATCTTTCCAGTGAGATGCCAGCTCTTTTATGTTCGCCATATTTTTCACCTCATAAAATCAAAAGTGCTACGTTCGTACACAGTGCTTTAAGGATACACTATTCGGCGCTCTTTTGCAAGGTGGAAATGGGAAAACTCGCTGTGGCCAAAAACCCGTTTTTTATCCTCTATTACTATATATATTTTTTCATTTTTTTAAGTAAGTTAAAGAAAAAAGTGGGTTTTTGGCCAAATAGCATATTTTTAACGCAGCTTCGTTAAATTTTGTGGCCATTTTTATAAAAATTTTTGGCCACGAAGTGGGTTTTTGGCCACAAAACTGACAAAATCTGACATTTTACCACAAAAATTCACAAAAAGCGGCAAAAGAAAAATGGGCAATGCAAAATTTATTACCGTGCCAGCGCTCCATAAAGAAGCAAAAATACAATGATGCCTATCATAATAGCCAAAGAGGATTTCATGGATTTGTTGCTTTCCTTTGCTCTCCATCTCTCCTGCTCCATCTTCTTAAGCTCAAGTTCTTTCGCATCCTTGGACTCTTGAATCCGTGCTTCATCCACAAACCGATGCGTCTCCTGATAGTCATCGAGCCGAACCTTCGTCCCGCAGAACTCACAGAACATGAAATCTCGGTTGTCATCCTTCACCGTAAGATCCGCGCCACAGCCAGGGCATTTTACCGTCCGTGCCATAAAAGCACCTCCTATTCGTCATGTACCAAGGATATCATGTGCTCTGCCCGTAGTCAAGTAAATCAGGGCGGTCGAACCCATAATATAATATTTTTAATCATCTTCATAAAATTTTAACCTTTCATATCATTGTTTGTTCACGATTTGGTGTGGTATACTTGCGCTAGTAAAGGCCAGTAGCAGTAATCCGATGCACTTGGCCGCCATTAGAACTGTTACATAGGAGGATATTATGGGTTCTAATTTAGCAAAGGTACTTCCGAACGTCGATACAGCCGAGCTGGTATCTGTTGTTGCTCAGTATAGCAAAAAATTCGGAGCCATGATAGGTCGTGCTGCTTGGAACAATGGCCGAACTGCCATAAAAATTATAACCAAACATGGCGGCCAAGTTTTGGTTCACATAACAGTCCCCCAAAATATGTCCAAGAATCAACGTGATGGGATAATTCACGACTTTTCAAAACTCGGTTTAACACAGGCACTGATAGGTGCGGCCACTGGTACTTCCCAATCTACGGTATCTCGAGTTCTGAGGAAATGACGATTCAACTCATCAGCAACCCATAAGCTGACTGAGCGTAACTTCTCCATCAAGCATTCCGAGTAAGCTCTCAGCATGATTCCTTGCAAGCTCAGCTGGCACCTGCAATGGAATATCTATCCCGGCTTTGGGGCAGTGCATCATGAATTCGATACCTTCTTTGCCCCATAGTTTACATTTCTTCACATCCAGTAAAACAGTTTCAGATTTGAGTAACTTTCGAGTCGCTGCATTTTCACCAATGGAACCAGCTGCCACGCCAAGCACAAACATTCCGCCAATAATGGCAACTTTCTTCCAGTTGATTTTATTTTCGTTAGTCTTTTTCATAATGCTTTCTCCTTTAATTTCACAAAAATTCAGACCTCACACTCGCTCAAACAACGAATGTGAGGCCTTTTATTTACGGATTACTCATGCAAACTCGAATCAATTTCAACGCTTGCCGTCCCACATATACCCCGTCTGCTCATACCGCAGCTTCGGTGAAATGTAGTAGCTGATCCTCCCATACTTCGAGTCCATCTGCTTGATATCCGTAATCCTGACACCATTCCGCGTCGCCTCGCCGATCGGCAACCAGCCAGTGATGATGCCCGCACGAACCCACGAAGGATCACGCCCGTACACTTTCGCTGCCACCCTAACAGGTACAGAACCACATGCAAATTTGATTTCATCCATAATGTTCAACCTCCAAATTGATTTATGAGTGAATAAAAATAAGAGACGTAGATTTCTCCACGCCTCTTGCGGCTGATTAGTATTTGAGTTTTTCGACCGCTTCGTTAAATTCACCTGCGGTCATTACCCACACTCACCTCCATCATCAAACTTCTCCCCGCCGCATACAAGAATTTCTTCAGCGACAGCACTTTAATATCGTACGTACTCTTCAAATTCTCCAGCTCAACATTAACCCCACCAGAGCGATATTCCGCCATATCCAATGCATACCGCATCCGGCGATCCGCAACACCAGGGCTGCAATTGAACTTATCTGCCAGTGATGCCTCGATATCCCTCATGGACATAAATCGGTGCGAGTTCAAGTCATCGATGACTATCTCCACAGCATCGCCCATCAGCTCCCCACCAAAGGTCAGCATGGGAACCTTCAACTTAGCGAGAAAATCATACGTTCTTTGCTGCATTCTCGTTCACCATGCTTCCCTTCCGTGTCTGGTCATCCGCAGGCCAGTACGTGTAAATATCATCGAACACCACCGGGATTTTCTTCTGAAGCTCCATCAGCAGTGGGCACATGAGCTCCCGCATCTGAGGATGGGCCGCCACAGGAGTACGCAGCTTGAAGATGTTGCGCCACTCACGGTAGTTGGCCGTCACCACGATCTCGGTCTTCAGGCACAGCGGCAGCACACAACGGGCCTGTTCGGGACGCATACCGAGTGCGATCATATCCTTATAAAGGATTTCCGCAGATTCGCAGGAATCAAGCCAAGTGCTGCCAGGCGTATATTCTGCGCTTTCACGTTTCTTGTCAGTGTCGGTCACATCAATATAATACGGCCGAATAAACGTTAGCTCTCCGCCAAACTTCTCCTTCGAGTAGTTGCAGTACCGGGTGCTCTCCTGCGCAAAGCTCGCAATGCGGTGACGCACCAGCTCATTCGCCACACCACGGTCACAGGTAAACAGCACGGACAGCTGCGAATGCTCCAGCATAGCCTCATGTCCCTGCTTCACCAGAAAACCCACCAGCTTCTTAGCCGACTCACCATCCGGCGTGATCTTGTCCTCGCTCTTGTAGCAGACCCGGGCCACCCGCTCGATCTGCTGGAGCTCCTTAATGCCTCCCTCAGAAATATCAGTGAGGATTTCGTATTTGGGGTTAACGATTTTCATAATTAGTTCTCCTTTTCATCAATGAATCAATGATTTCAAGCTGCCGCAGGCTCTTTCCATTACCTCTTTGGGCCACCATGCTGATGCCAATATCCTCGATCGGGATAATGTATCCGAGATGAGCCAGTTGCTTATGGTCGCAAGTTTCCACCTTCGGACACTTCTGGCATTTAGGTGCAAGTATCGTAAGTGCTCCGAAGTCGTTGTTCATGTTGTCCACTCCGATATCATTTTGCACTCCCAGTCCCCACAGATATCACCCGAAGCATGCTTCTTTGCAAACGCCATGCCCTTCTTGATGGCCTCCTGCTTGTCGGTCGCCCTGACTTCAAAGGCCTGATGCCCGCCACCATTGTCCGTGCACTCAAACCAAAATGTGTGCATCGTCATATAAAATCCTCCAAAATCGAGTTAAGCAGAATCTCCAGCACCCGGTTTATGCCCGCCACCACTCGATATGGCCACGGTTCTTTCGGTTTCACCCGGGCAGGGGTATCAGGCTTTCTCAGCGCACCATAAAGCCACCTGTCGAACTGCCCAAGTGAAATATCATTCTCCATGCACCATTCACGGGCATCTGCGTAGCTAATGTCACCATTCATGCAAAGCTCGACTACATTACGCAACGTAGCGTTCGGCTTGATCAGGATATCTTTTTGAAGCTCGTAATCCTCAAAATACACGTCCTCGCGTGACCCGTCAACCCTGTGAATAACTTGCGCAAAGGGTTTGCCATCCGCATAAAGCGTCGTAATATCCTCATCAATGTCGATTCGAGGACAGTCGTACCTCCATATGGCCTCAACAACTTCTTCATAGTCAATCATATCGTACCTCACAGCAGAATCCGGAACAAAATGAACCAGATCACCTTCAGCGTGAACACAATAATGATCAGCCATGCGCAAATAACCAGCGTTGCCGCCAGAATATGACCCAGCATATGGCCGATTTTTCCCAAAGGCTTGTTGTCATACCACACACCTCCTCGCAGCATCCAGACGGCTCTCCGCAGCGTTCAGCTCGAAGATAGCAGCCGTGATAAACTCCGGATCGCAGTTCTCAAAGTGGTTCCGGGCCACCTCAAGATCCCGCATGGCATCTTTCAGCGTGTTGACTGTCGAAACCATCGGCTCTGTCCAGAATATCTTTTTGGCGAAATCAACGATTTTGCGTAGCATTTCTACCCCTCCACATCTTCATAACCTGCCGAGCCGTGAGCCAGCCCTCAACATCATCACCACGGCCAAGTAGCTGTGCGCCCATCACCTCGATAAGCCCTTGCTCAGCTCCATAACTTCCGGTGAGACTAAAATCTCCATGAAAGCAAATAGCATCCCACATACGCTGACCTTCCGAGTTATACACGACAATTTGATCGTTGTAACCGCCGAGGTACTTCGGGTCATACGTATGCGGAACCTTAGCATGTGTCAGCAGAATATCCAGCTTCTGCATTTCGGTCATGTGATTCCAAACCCGGAGTTTCCAGGTTTTCTTAGACATGTTTCTCATTTGTACGTTCAACCTCCATTTTGAAAAAGAAAGAGCCGCAGATTTCTCCACGGCTCTGTGCATTTAGTTATTCTTCAAAGCTTTCATCAATTTCTTTACCCACTTCTATAATTTTCTTTCGTCTCTCTAAGTCAGCCTTATCCGTGACAAACCAAGTGCTGCCCTGACAGTAGTATATGAAACTAATTCCTGTAAGCAATAAGCCAACCATTGTTGTTCCAATTCCCGCAAGTCCAGATAACTCAGCTCTATGGATTCTTTCTAACTCGGAAAATCCAATTGCTGTTCCATCGACATGTGCAAAGTGTTTCATAAATCTTTTCATAGTCATGCCTCCAAAGTATAATTTTAAGACGTAACTCGTCTCATAATAGAGGCTGCACTTTTCGCGCCTTACTTGGCCTTCTCTCGCTTATCCTTGAAGTTCAGCGGTTTCACCGTACCCTCCCGCGCACACTCCGTCAGGCACTCGTTGCAGGGTTCATCCGTCTCCAGCACCTTGAAGCTCTTGCACTTCGGGCAGTAGGTCGCATAGTCCACTTCGCGCATCCAGTCACTCATCAGGTTTCACCTCCGAAATAAAAGTGTCCTTTCCGCAGCGAGGGCAACGTGCCAGAACCTCACCGTTATGGATTGTGCACTCCTTCATACTGTTCCAGTTAGATGCAGGAATCCCAAAATGAGCATTACAGTCACCGCATTTAACGGCAACGAGCTTCTCGTCAGGATCTGCATATCCATCAAGGTCACCGATGTATTTATGTACCCAATGCCCATTGCAAAACGGGCATTTCAAAATTCTACTGCTCGCAGGAACTTCATCCATGTCGTACAGCCACACCTCAGGGGCAACAGGATGGCGTTTATTGCAATTGGTACACTCAACCGATATCCAGGGACGTTTTTTTCTCAGCCTTCTCCTGCTTAACGGAGAACCTATCATCCAACTCCGGATGGGTCATGCGCTGGTTAAGAGCCCACAGCAGGTTCCAACAGGCAGCTCGCAGGTGGTCCTCGTCGTCCATTCCGACCATGTACTTTGCAAGGTGCCGAGAAGCGCTGTCCAGCAGCGAATGCAGCGGAATACCCTTGTCTACGTTGTGCTCACCGTACTTCAAGGCACCTTCCTCACAGTGCTTACTGACCTCCATGATGCCATACCAAGGCAGAAGGTCCATCCGCCCCTTCCCTGCGTGCATATCACGCTTTGCACCAGTTTCAAATTCGGTGCGATCTCCAGAATCCTTAATCATTTGTTTGCTCCTCCAATTCTTTGATGCGAGCCCCAAGTGCACCAACCGTTGACAATAGACCCATGAAATGAGCGAAATTCTCATCGTTGTGCATCTTGAGAATAATTGCAGCACAAATTGGATTTTCTCTTTTGTATTCTGCAATCACTTGGTTGTAATTATCAATCTGATTTTGTAACTCTTCAATGTTCGTGCATTCGCCTACGTCATGGATTGTTTCGATCATCACTGTCCTCCATAAAATTTCCTCTCGTTAAACGCCTTCTTCGAGTTCAGGGCTCTCGAAATTGCCAGATCAATACCACTCCTACTCTTCAGATGGTAGTAATATAGATCCTTGTAAGGTGTATTCAGCCGGTCGATACGCCCTGAGGCCTGCTCCATGATCTTATATGAGTAGTTCTGGCTGTAAAATATAATGGTGTCCGTCTTGATGCAGTTCCAGCCTTCAGCACCGGCATTGTATTGCACCAGATACACCCACCTGTCGCCTTCAGGAAGCGGCTGATGCTTGTGCCCGTTCCATTGTGCAACTTCGGTGTCCTTGCCATAGTCCAGACCCATCAGAATATCAAGCTCATAATCGAAATTATAGAAGATAATGACCCTAGGTCTGCCTTTACAAATATCCAGCACTTTTTCTTGTCGGCTTGCATCAGCGTTCACCAACTTCCGCAGCAGATAGCAGAACTCACTGGCTGTCTCGATTGGCTTGCTCTCCCAAAGGTTCCACCGGTTCTTGCAGATCGACAGATACTTCACCTTGTCGTAATCCACAAATACATTCTCATGGTGCGATACCGTCGGCCGCTCGAAGTCCATGTCAACCAGAATCCGTTCCCGTAGTCGTACCAAGCGCTGGGTATTCAGATACCGATCGATCTTCGGGTACTTCGTACAGAATTGGCTGTATACCACGTGCTGGTTGTTAAAGTCCGTTCTGTTTCGATAGAACCCATTGGCGATGAACACCGGGATATAATCCGTCCAGCAGTCCCCTGGGGTGGCGCTGAGCAGAATCCACTCGTTATTTTGCGTAATTTTGTAGAAAGATTTCACCCATGCGCCTTTTCCAACGACTCGCTGCTCGTCAAATATAAAGAACGCATTCTTTACACCAACGTATTTTCCGATATTGTTCCAGGAATCCACCACGACCTTGTGCTCGTAAATATCATGCTCTGGATCTGTAGACATATAGAAATGGGCCAGTTCTTCGTCCCACTCTCCGGTGTCCCGTTTCCGGGCAGTCGTGATGATGTAAAGATCCGGGGGCTCTGTCATGCGTACATAATTCTCCGTGTTCACCTCCCCATCGTAAAGTTTGTAATAGAACGCCAAACTCGTTCTCGATTTTCCGCTTCCTACGCCTCCGCATAAGATGCAGCCGATTTTCATACGGTTGATCGCATCCAATTGATAGTCGTAGAGCGTTACACCTGCCATCAGGTCGCTCACCTCATTTCCAACGTCACATAAATGTCACTTTTCTTGCAGTGATTCTCGTAGGCCAGAAGCGAGATTGTCGCCTCTTCCTCATCTTCACCCTCCCCTCTGACGGTATAAGCAAAGAGCTCTTTCCGGTGCTTTCTGAACACCTTCCAGAGCTCTTTTTTCTTAGTAAAGTCCGTGCTTTTTGCAGTAGGACGCATATTGCAAGCCCTCCTTATCTGCTTCGCGCATGATTTCTGACAGTGTGAGCTTTTTAGGCTTTTCTTCCGTCTTTGACATGTTACGCGGTATGGTGTCTCGACATTTATCGCAGTACAATCTTTTTGACGGAACCTGATACATCATAGCGCCGCATTTTTTGCAAGCCTTATCTACTCTGCGAAGTCCGCCCATAAATATCACGCCTCCTCAAAATGACAGAAGTCCGTGTAGTAAACCAGGTCGTAATCCAGCGGATGGTTGTTCCAGTCGTAGTTCTGCTCGTAATCAGCAACCTCATCACGCTCGTCGAGTTCGCGGCAAATATCATCGTTGTGCTCATAGAACCATTCCAGCGGAAGGTCGAACTTGTCGCACAGTTCCGGAATATCAAAGGCCCAGCAGCCGTAGTTGGTGTTCTGTGTACCCTCCGAAACCATGTAATCGACGATCTCTTTTACTTTTTCTCTGCTCATAATCCTTACTCCTTCTGTTGCTCAAATATCAGGCTCTCTGGCCCGGTTGCGAGTCATGCGGGAATCGAACCCACCGTACAGCCCATGCTAATGACTCAAATAAAAGAGCCCCAGATTTCTCCAGGGCTCTCATGTGCTTATTCTTCAGGTGTACAATAATCAACGTCGAGATGCGCTTTGCCGTCGCTATCCGTGTAGGTGACAAACTTTCTTGGCTGATGGAACATCTTCTCGTACTTCTCGACGAACTCCGGCAAAAGCTCACCGAAATCATCCTCCGTGAGGCCTACAATCAGGAATGTTCCAACGATAATATCAATGGGGATACCATAAGGGCCGTCGAGCGTCCGGTTGAGTTTCTCCATGCAATCATCATGCAGCTTTCCTTCTTCGTTGCAAATCAATGCCACCTCATCGTCCCACGGGTAAATAGCCTGAATCGGGCCTTCCACCTCTTTCTGGAGCGATTCCAGAGAGCAGTCAATGTCGATCACTTCAGGGTAATGCTTTGGGCGAACCCTCAGAACTTTCATACTGTCAACCTCCCAAATTGCACATCAAAAATATAAATCGAGCTGTTTCCTTAGAGCCGCCATTTTGCGACGTGGGCACTCACCGACTGGGCATTCGACCAGGGACTGACCCCGGCACTCGAAAAATATCAATGATCAATAATAGCTGTTGTACTTCCGATTGGCTTTTGCACGAGCCTTCGTAACATCAGGGGCTACGAAACCAAAGTTGATCACATAGCTCGGGATATTGTACGAACGGGCAACCAGGTTTTCGATTGCACAGCCACGGAACGCCTTCTCCTCATCGTAGATCCCGATAAAGTAGTCTGCATCCGCCATCTTCTTGATGCTCTCACCAAGGTACCAGACTGCCTGATTCGCGTCAGCCGGAGGATCATCAGAAATATAAGTCTGAATCACCTCCAGCTCCTCGCCAAACACAGCCTCAGCAATATGGTGCATCTGCTCCATGGTTGCCCGGATCTGTGCTTCAGTGCGGCCTTTCATCGGTACGCTGATAAACAGTTTCTTCATATGCTTCACCTCAGAACGGAATTTCGGTGTGGTCGCTCGGCTCTGCCATGTCTGCTTCAGGAGCTGCAAACCGGGCGTAGCGCTCTGCATACGGATCAGCATCCGCATCCTGCTCAACATACATCACATCCGCATACAGGCCGTACTCGCCGGGTGCGTTCCGCTTCTCGACAAGGTTTGCCTGGAGACAGACGTTCTTGACCCGGATAAAGTCCAGCTGGCCGATCGTGTCCATGTTGCAGAGCAGGCGCTTGCCGGAAGTGGTGACCCAGTAGATATGCGGGGGCCACTTGGAATCCATGTTGATCGTCACCGGCACGAAGTAGGTCGGAACGAACGGCTCGTCGTAGGTACGCTCAGGATTCGGATTGGTCTGACGAACCTTCACGCCGAGGTCCATGAGGTGATTCACCAGCTCCATGGTCGGGATCACCACGTTGACGCGGCGCTTGTCCGAGCCAAAGCGATCACGGTTGGGATCACCGCTGAAGTTGGTGGTAAAGATGAAACGGGTATCGTCGATATTGACTTTCTGGCGCTTGGTGTACATAAATATCAGTCTCCTTTTTACTTGTTGATTTCATTTTCCAGAATTTTCAGATCTGCCACGAGTGCTGTCAGGTGGAGAAGTGTATCAGACTGATTGTTGCTCATGGCCGCGTTGAGGAACTTCTCAAAATCCTTATTTGCCTCAGAACTGTACTTTTTCAGCACATCCAGATCGACAGCTTTTCCGGCAGCAGTCTTCCCGGGATACTTCTTCCCGCTCTTCTCGACCCAATTCTGGATCTCCTTGTAATAGCTGCCCTTGTTACCACCGCAACGCTTTGCAATTGCCATGGCCAGCCCCTTCTCCGGGTCGAAAACATCCTTCTCGCTGCACTTCACAACGGTCTTGGAACCATCCGACCAGTAAACGATTGTGGCCGGAGGAGCAAAGATAACGTCCTTGATAGCAGCTGTGTTCGTAGCAGAATCCGTCTTCTTACCCTCACACCGAGGATAGAGCGCACCAGAACGGATACGCCAATTGCCGTCTCGATCAGAGGTCAGATCACACGGGTCAAATACGAGTTCGTGACCAGTGGAAAGAATCACCTTCATCAGGTCGTCGTGCTGATTCTTCTCAACGGTTCTGATATAGCCAATCAGCTGTCCTTTGGAATCGTACAGTTTGTTCGTCATAAAAATATCACCTCACGTCAAAATTTCTTGCTGCTTCTTCCTGCGCATCGCTCCAGGGAAGATCCGGCGCTGTCCAGGGAGCAACACCGTCGTCGCCAACGAACCAGTTGAAGTCGCCGTACTTGGAAATCTCCTCAACTGCCTCATCGACTTCCCGGTTGAAATATCTTTTGTCGATATCCTCCTGCATCTGAAGCTGATAGACCGCCTCGCTTTCCAGCCAGCGGTAATCCTTTGCTCCGGTCACAGAAGCATATTTCCGTTCGCCGGTATCCGTCAGGCCCGCTTCCCGCAGCAGCAGAGCACCGCCCTTTCCCGGAATGATCGGGCAGAACTGTCCCACGCGTCCCACAAAAATATAATTGTGTTCGCCTTCAGGCAGGTCCTCATTCTTGTCGAGATAGATAGCGCCCTTGGAAACGGTCTTTGTCTCGCAGAGGTCAGTGAACTCGATCTTCTCCTTGGAGAACAGGGTCTTGAACACATACGGCACCTGGAATTGTGTGCCCGTTGCCGTCCATTCGCCGCCTTCGTCCTTGCAGTCGCCCGGGGTATAGCCGTACAGCGCCTCGCAGCGGTCGGCAGTCATGTACTTTGCAATATAAACGGCGTTGTTCACCAGGCACATCCGCTCGTAGGTTGCCTCATGCTCGAACGTGTAGCCGTACTTCTTCGCAAAATCCATGCAGTAAGCAATGATCTCTGGTGTCGCATCGGGGATCTTGATCGAATCCGTTTTGATGTGCGCCACCTTAAAACCACGCTGCTGCACTTCATCCTGCAAAGTGCGCATAAATAAAGCCCCTCGAAGCGCCACAATGTTGTTGACGTTCTTGGGGTTGCGGAACGGGTTGTCAAAGCTTGCGCTGGTCAGCCCGTACACCGAGTTGATAGCGATCTTCAGCGCCTGCGCCAGAGCCTTTGCCTGCTGCGGATCATCAAGGTACTTTGCCAGTTTGCCGCCAAAGAGCCCCTTTGCCTTCTCGTACTCGCCATGTTTCACGTAGATTCGTACATCCATCAGGTCATTGAAATGCTTGGTGTACTCACCAAAGTAGTTCATGGCTACAGCCGAATGCGGATGCAGCGACGCAACGTCCAGCAGAGCTACGTTCGTGTACATCCCGGGCTCAGCGTAGACATAACCACCCATACCCAGGTCTGTGCCCCGGAACATGTTGTGGTATTTGCCGTCCTCGCCCTTGACCCACTCGTAACCCGGGAAGGCGTTGATGATGTTGCAGTCGGTCAAAATATCAGGCTCGACTTCCACGATCGCATCGGATTTTCCCGTAGCAAGGTCGGTGTAGACCAGCCGGGGGTGCTTTTCCTTGCCGAAAATAATGCGTGTTGTCAGCGAGTTTGTCGTGTCGTTCACCGTCATTCCGGCAAGGTCTGCCAGGATCTCGCGTGCCACAAAGTCTGCCTGACGCTTTTTCGAGTAGAACAGGGTCTCGGTCGCGATCACATCGTTGTCGCAGTACTCGGCCACCTTGTCCCACAGGCTCTTCGGCACCGGCTGATCCCACGGAAGTCCCAGTTCCTGATGGTGGATGCCCAACTCGATCTCAAACTTCTTCAGGCTCTGTTTTTTCGACGAGAAGTCGAAAATATCCGTGTAGGACAGGTTGTACGCCTCACCAAAGAAGCCCGTGTGTTCGTTGATGATCCGGTTGGACAGCGCATAGATCTGCTCCACCGACATCCCGATCATGCGGGCCCAGAGGATATGGTTGTCGTACTTGCGGTTGTTGAAGCCGACCAGCCGATACTTTGTCAGGCTCTCGATCTCCTCCGGCGTAGGATTTACCATGCGGTGTACAGGCTCCTGCTTGGCAAACTTCCAGTTCACGAGCAGCAGATTCGGGAACACCTCCACGTCGAAAAATATCAATGGCGTTTCCTCTCCCACAGGGGCCTCCCGCTGAATATCATCCTTCGACTTGAAGTGCATCTTCGCCACGATCTTCAGGCAGGTGTCCGCCTGGTTCGTGCTGCTGGCGGCAAAGCCCAGGATCGCATTCCGCATGTCGTCCACGTTGTAAACGATATTGCCCTCGTAGGCTTCGTCCATGATGTGCGCAATAAAGTCAATGCTGGGCTTCGTATAGGGGCTGATCTCCTTGGCAAGGGCTTTCTTGATGAGGATACGCAGGTGCCGCTCATCCTGGATCTGCTTTGTATCAACCATTTTCGTTTCTCCCTTCAGTGGCAGGCCGCTGCTGATGGTCGCAACCGGAATATTATTGCATTTCGACAGTTTTCTCCGCAGAGAGGACTTTCCCGTGAACACCTTGACCTCGATGTTCTCGTCGTAGATCCTGCTCAGCTTCGTTGCATCGCCGGTGTAAATATAATGCAGGTGGATGCCCGCACCAGATTTGCTCAGCTCCGCATAGGTCTGGGGCCATTTGGAGGCAGCTTCCAGGTTGCGCTCGAAGCTCTTTTTTCCATCCGGCCCGGGAATATCAAAGTCGATGACAATGTGATTCTCCGGAACTTTCACGTAGTGCAGTCTCGAAGCATCCAGTTCGGCCAATTTTGACTCGACATTCTCCCATTTTCGCATCGGAATGCCATCGTCTGTCGCATACTGTGCAGGGCAGTCCTTGCAAATATCATTGAAGAGAGAATGCTGCTCCTTGAACTCGATCCATGACGTTTCCGGCTCGGCAGTGGGTTCTTCTGCCTTCACAGGTTCGTCAAGGAACTCTTTGAATTTCTCCGCTTTGAAGCCGCTGTAGTAGCTCCGCACCCGCTCGCCATTCACGGTCTCCGCGCGTTCCTTGTACTCCTCGAAGTAGTTCATCAGCTCTTCCCGGAACGCACGGCGCGAATAGGGGTACGCCACCTTTGCCTCGTCATTGTAGGTGTTGTACATCGCCCAGGCCCGCTTCAGGGATACACCGTCCTCCTTCTTGAAAATATAAAAGGAATCCAGCATGAAGTTGTAAAAGTCGTTCGATGCACCCAGCATACGGGTCGGAATATAATCATCGTAAAGATGTTTGTTCTGCTCGTATACCTCCTTGCAGTGCCATGCAATGCCTCCCAGCTCAAAGTCCACCTTCGCTACAAGGTCACGGTACTTTTTTGCAGGGATTTTTTCGCCGGTAGGTTCCACATCGATCAGTCGTCGGATCAGGCCCGATTTTGCATCCGTGATCTTAACGGGCTTGTTGGTGCCCAGAAACATGAAACACTTGAACTGGCTGGAATACTGGCTGCGGAACTTCTCGTTCACCAGCATGGTCTCGTGGGATACCAGCGAGTTCAGCCGGGTGTTGTCCTCGATGCGGGAAAGGTCACCGTCGTGCTGGATCGCGATCAGCGGGTTCGATTTGAACGCCTCCAGCGCAAACGCATTGGATGATGATCCCAGCACCTTGGAGTCGAACACCGACCAGTACCCGTCGAAAAGTTTCTGGACGATGTTCAGTACGGTCGATTTGCCGCTGCCGGGTGGGCCATAGAGCACGAGGAACTTCTGGATCTTGCGGGAATCGCCGTTCACGATCGCGCCAACTGCCCATTCGATCTTCTTTCGCTCCTCGGGAGAATATAAGGTAGTCATCAGCTCGTCGTAGGCGCTGATGTTCCCCTCCTCCAGAAGATACGGAAGCCGTTTTGACGCATAGCTTTCCTTCTTGACCGGGGTGTTCGCAAATATCAATGTATCGTCAAGGGTGTGGTAGTTGTCCCGCATCTGACGCTGACAGTATTTGTGCCAGTTGTCGATCATCCCGCTCTCCGCGTCCCACATGTGCAGAACACGGTAGCTGTCATTGAAGACCTGCTTGTGTTCCTCCGCGTAAATATCCAGCGCGCGGTCGATCATCTGGAGCGCATCCTGTTCGTCCGTGCTCCAAAGCCCCCGCTCTTCCATCCAGACCGCGTAAAAATCAGAACCCCGGATCATCAGGTCTTTCGACTTCTTGATGATGAATTTGGGATAAATTTCGATTGTCCCGCGTTTTCCCGTCCGCGTTGCAATCATCAGGAAATCAATCATTTGTAACTGACTTCCTCCTTTCTCCGAGGTTTTTATACGTCTTTCTCTTTCTGGAGGGTCATCTGGGCCAGCGCTGCCTCTGCCTCGCGGGCATGCTCATCGGCTTCCTTGCGCTGTTTTTCTGCTTCGTTCACCATCTTGCAGGAAACAAAGCCGAACCACAGCAGGCCAGCGATGAGAATGTTCTTCCGGATGCACTTGCCCTTCATGCGGCGGATGGTGTGATTGGCCACCTCCAGTGCAGCCTTGCTGTTGCTCAGGTCGATCAAAATATCAGTCAGTTCCATTGTCAATTTTCCTCCAGTAATTCGGGTCAGCCAGAATCAGCCGACCAATGTTGTTCTCGTCTCGACACGCCGTGATTCGCAGCATCACATGGGAATCGTCGAGTATCTTCTCAACGAATCCTTCCATAGGGATGCAGATTTTTGATTCATATGTCATCAAAACTCATTCTCATTCAACCAGCTCATCAACTGGTACCAAATATCAATGGTACGCATGTCGATGGACGTACGGGTAATCGTAAAGAGACCGCCAGCCCCATTCGGCTGATAGTCCCGATCCATGAACCGGGCCAGGATCGGTTCCGCGCGCTCTTCGCTGAAACGGGTGTCGTCCATGGCAGCCAGACCCAGGCTGACGACCATGCTCCAGAACCACTGCCCCACACGGTTGCCCATGCTGCGGTCTTCCATGATGTGCTCCTCGATGCGGATCGCCAGCGCAACCATCATCTCCAACATAGAGCAGGGTACGCCCTGAAATACCGCATCGATCTTCCCATACGGAATATTATTCTCCGATGCAAAGCGGTACCGCAGGTTGATGCCGTCCGTTGCCCGGCAAACATCCATTTCGCACGCCGGAATATAATCTCGGTTAAAAAGATACATCAGCAAGCGGTGAAAGCTGAGGTTCCGGGGTTCCCATTCGCCGCAGACGATCTTGTAGAGCCAGTCATAATACTGCTCCGTTTCCTTCATAAAGTTCATTCATCCTCCTCATCGTCATGGTTGCCAGACCAGTTCTCCCGAACCCGGAGAATCTCATAGTCCTTGTGGTAGTTGTGGTTGCGGACATGAACGGCGCTCGGCACGAACTCGCCAATGCGATCCAGTGCCTCGTTGCCAATGATCTTCGGAATATCATCATCGTCCACGGGCTGATTCTCCGTGTCGAACACCAGCGCTCCGTCTGCGTAGTAGGTCAGGAAGGAAGTCTCATAGTCGTCCAGCTCGCCGAACTGATCCGGCTCAATGACTTCGATGGCCTCATGTGCCACCACCTCTTCCGGGTCAGATTCAGTCCGGTACTTCCCTGCCAGCTGCTCAAAGCTCTTCTGGGTCGCCCTTTCCTCGATGGTCTTGTCCATATCGGCTTCCTTCTGCCGCAGATTCTCACGCTCGGCCTCGTACCGTTCGCCGTAATAGGTCTCGTATTTCTTCTCGAAAACGGTGTGCATCACAAGGGCACCCGCCCCAAAACCTGCTGCAAAGAGCAGAATATCACGCACGATTTTGTTCATTGTCGATGTCTCCTTTGATCGTCATCATGGTAAACGCCAGTCCGCCAAAGAAAAGGGAGACACTCATCAGAATGCCTCCCACCATGTGGCGCTTGCGTTTGGTATCGGTCAGATAGTCCAGAAACAGGAAAGTGTTTTCCAAAGTTTCCATCGTTCCACCTCACTCAGAAAGAACCGCCAGACCAGAGACGAAACAGACTCCGGCCATGGCAGCAAACAGGTAAGACAGTCTCTTAACGAATCTGGTCATAGCGTATTCCTCCAAAATATCAGTCTCAGATCTTGTCGATGATGGGTCCGTCGCAGTTGAACCGCAGCATCACCGAGCGCTCAGTACCATCGATAAAAGCATTCAGTGCATCATTATCCCTGACATAGTTGGTAATACCGAAGTCCACATGGCTCTGGTGGGACGGATCATTCGGATCATAGATCCAGCCCACGATCTGGCCTTCCGGGGTCTTCATGGTTACACCGCCATGAGTGCCCAGAGATGCCAGAACGTCGTTCAGGAACAGGTGCCCCTGGGTGCGCAGACGCTTATTTGCTGCTCGCTCCATCAGGAAGAGGTAGTTGCGGTTCAACTGGCTGTCGGGCTGCCAGGTGTCCACGGTCTCGTCAAAGATGCAGGTATAGGGGCTGGTGTGCTGCATGGCGATATCCTTGTATTCCTTGATGGTCTCCTCCACGCCCTGCTCGTTGGTGCTCTTGCTCTCGAGCTCCACAGCCTTGATGTTGTGCTCCAGCTCCTCCTGAACACGGCTGCCAAAGCGGTCGGATACACGGCTCTTGTACTCCTCAAAGGCCTTGTCCAGAGCAATATAAGCCGCAGTCAGGCTCGCATTGCGCTTGGACATGATGTGGTGGGAACCGAACATGCAGCCCAGAGATACCGCACCCAGGGTGACCGCAGGTGCATACACCTTTGCCAGCTTCAGGCCGGTCTGGACGTAGGTGGTCGTAATATCGCTCTTGTAATCCTTCTCGGTGTAGGTCTCGCCCTCGCTCAGCTGGATCTCACCGCTCTCGATCTGCTGCTTGGTCGTGTGGATGCTCTCCACCTGAGCATTGTGCTCGGTCAGAATATCCTGTGCCTTGATGGTCGCCTTGCAGGCCAGCACAGTAGCGGTCACACCACCAATGGCAGCGCCAACGATCATAATGGTGGGGCTTGCCTTCTTCAGCTTGTAGCCGCACTTGGATGCAGCACGGGTCATCTTTTCCACGATTTCGGTTTTGTCAATCTTTTTCAGGAACTTCATAAATATCAATCCTTTCTTATTGTTCAGCGCAGCGGTACAGGGCGAGGCAGCATCAGGCGATATCCGCCCGGGATGCCCTTGATGAACGCCCCGTCAAGGTTGTACCAGCCGTAATTGTAATCGGTGCTCTCGTTGGAAACGCCCATCAGATCCCACAGGTCGCCCACAGAAACCTGACCGTACTGGCGAATCGCATCATACATCTGGGAAAGCGTGTCGTCTGCATCCCCGCGGAACTCAAAGTCCAGGTTCTGCAAGCTGCGTCCTACGGCCCGGTTCGGATTTCCCTGCCGGTTACCAGAGCCACCCTGATAGTAGGTGTCGTAGCTGTTCCGCTGGGTGCGGGAGCCGGAGTAGTTGCTCGAAGAGCCGCGAGAACGGTCCTCGCCAAACAGTGCAATGCTGACCGCAGAGTTAAAAATACTCCACAGACCGTTCTTCAGCATGGGCAGCAGATAGTCCACCACGATGCGGTTCTTCACGGTCTTGAGGTCCTCGGCCAGGAACTCGTTGGCGATCTTCTGGATATCGTTCTGCTCCTTGAGGGTCACTTTTCCCTTGACGACCTTCTGGAACTTCTTCTGAGGCTCTGCGGCAGGCTGCTGTCCGATGCTGCTCTTCGGCATGTTTACTTGTGCCATGTTGTCATCCTTTCAAAAAACAAAAAAAGTAAGAGCCGCAGATTTCTCCACGGCTCTCGCCTTGCCTAACATTACTTCTCTTCAGAAGTTTCCTCAACGTCCTCGTCAGGAACGTCCACCTGTGCAGAATCGACATCCTCGATCTTCCAGGGCTTCTGCCAGACGATCTTCTTCTTGGTCTTCGGCTTCTCCTCGTCCTTGTTCTGCTTCTTGGCCTTGTGCTTCCGGTACAGTCCGTATCCCACGGCTGCAACCAGACCCACAGCACCAACAGCGAAACCAAAGCCCGAGCCGTTGCTCGAAGTTTCCTCGTTATCGATCATCTGAACATTCTCCTCCGGAACGACCTCAACAGAAGTCTCGTTCTCCATAGTAGTATCGTTCATGTTCGTCATTTCGTCCATTTTTGTTACCTCTTTCTTAAATATAAGTTTATAATGTCGGAGTATTACCTCCATAAAGGAAGCTGATTTTTTCGCGCCGGGTCAAATATCAATAGCCGCCCAGCCACTTCGGAGGCGTGTGATACTCCAGCGTCAGACAGGGCATCCCGTCCTCGTCCAGCCGGGACGCATAGAAAATATCAACGTTAAGCCCCGAATCCGTGTCCCAGCCCAGCAGGTCACCGTTGACGCAGTGGTCGATGCCCAGATAGTCGAACAGATCATTCTCGCTCACCCGGAAGTCACTGAGCAGCTGTTTGTTGACCCCATTGACGGCCTTTTCGATCATGGCCTTGGTCGTCCAGAAGTAGGTGTTGGTCAGGCTTTCCCAGCACTTCACCCGCTGGTCATAGGAAACATCGGTCGCGGCAAGACCCTTGGCAGGCTGGATGGTTGCCGGTTCGGGGCACTTGGCCATCTTTTCCAGCGCAATGGTCTCCCGGATCTCCTGCTCTTTTTCCGGGCCGATGGTCTCCAGCACCTTGTCCTGATAGGTCTTGAGCGCGCTCTCAGAAAGGGTGCACGCCGCGGCCAGTGCAGCATTCCGCCGCTCGTCCACATGGACTGCACCAATGACACAGCCCGCAGACAGCACCATGCTCAGCGCAGTCGGCACGTACACCGGGCCTGCCGTCTTGACAATGGTCTTCACGTCCAGCTTTTCCACGCCCAGCTCCTGCTTTTTCTCGTCCAGCAGGATCATGGCCTTGGGGGTCGCGGTCACAGCAAAATAGACCGCCGTGATACTTCCCGTGATCGCCAGACCTCCCAGGATCTTAGATGCGTTCTTGCCTGCGCTCCTGCGCACTGCCTTTGCAAATGTTTTCAGGTTCATGTTCGTACCTCCAAAAATTTATAAAAAAGAAAGAGCCTACGATTTCTCGTAAGCTCTCGCCTTTCAGATATGTCCGTGCTGCTTCAAATTCTCGAAGCGAATTTCTGTTTCACGCTGATCATCGCGTTCCAGTTGGATCTGGTAACGGATATACTCGTACAGTCTGATCGGCTGCTTCTTCAGATAGTGATACAGCCCTGTAAAGCCGTATCCTACTGAACGTGCAACTGCCTTCAGTACGCGTACCATTGCCTTGTCCATCTTTGCATAATAGTCGTGATCGTACATAAATATCAATCTCCTTTGTTTGTCAGTTTGGATATCTCTTCCATAAGGGAGACCGAAATTTTCGCGTTTACAGGTTCTTTTCTGCAAGCTGACGCTGAACTTCCTCTCGCACCATGTCCTGCATTTCCTCTTCGCTGCGCTGCTCCTCGATCAGGTCGTGGCCAAAGCTCAGGATCGCGCTTGCAGCCATCATGGCCACGGATGCAACTTTCCACCAGTTGATCTTCTTCATATTCATTCTCCTTTTTTCTCGCAGTAATCCGCATAGGGATCGTAGTTTGTAAAATTCTCGATGGGCGGCTGGAAGGCATCCACGTAGTAGACTTCGAGGCCGTCGTCTGTGGTCTGCTTGTAATACCGGAAGTCGATCCAATAATACTCCCATTCATTTGCCAGATAGTCCGCTGACCAACCAGTTGTGTCCCCTTCCGGCAGATAATCCAGTCCGAGGTAATTGTACAGGCTGTTCATGGATGCCTCGCCATCCAATGCAAAGTCGCGGTTCATATGGTAGAACGCATCTGTCAATTCCACCTCTGTGGCATGGAAATATCTTTTTGAGATAGGTTCGTAGCAGAGCAGTTTTTCCTCTGCCATTTTGTCACGAACTTCAGGCAGCTTTTCTTCGCTGATCTGCTCCTGAATTTCTGTTTCTTTTTCCAGCCCGATGTTCTCAATCACCTTCTGCCGGTAGGTCTGATAGGTCTTTCCAAGCGCCATGTATGCCGCGGTCAGGCTTGCGATCTGCTTTTTGTTCAGCGCGTTGGAGCCCAGGATGCAGGCAATGGTACCGCCGCCAAGAATCGCAGCCGGAACGTATGCTTTCCAGCAATCCAAAACTTTCTGCTTTGTGGTATAGCAGGACTTGCCGTAGTTTTCGCAGTCAATCGCAATCGTGTTCTTTTCGATAATTTTCTGCGCTTTTGTGCTTGCCCGTCCGGTCTCGATGGCCGTTGCTACCACACCAACAGATGCCGCCACCGCCAGAATGGTTCCGCCGTGCTTGCGCAGGAATTTCGCACATGTTTTCGTCAGTTTCATTGTTCAACCTCCAAATTTCAAAAGCAGAAGTTTATCTCTTCTGGAATCGGCCAACAGTTATCATCGCCTTCTTCCTCGGGGATGTAGCTGTCACCACTTATGGTGAATTCACCATTTTTAAGCTTGTTCATCATAATAACTGTTCCGTCGTTACTTTCTTGTATAAGCCGCAGTTCCTCCTCGGTTAATTCCATACGCACACCAAGGCGCATCCATACAGATTTCTTTACAGCACTCATAATGTTCAACCTCCATTTTGAAAAATAAAAGAGCCTACGATTTCTCGTAAGCTCCGTTTCGATTAGTTTCTTTCTTTTTTCATACTCTCAAAAAGCACTCTCTTAAAAGCATCAAATACCTTCCGGTTGCGCTTGCAATACTTTTTATGAAACGTATCGTCCAGTTCATGCGCCGCCTGCCCGTGGCCGTATTCTAGCAAATCGTACCATGCAGACACCGTACTTACTACGGCGAGTACGTCAATCACATAATAAACTGCAATGCAACCCGCAATTGCTCCAATCAATTTCTTCATAGTTCGTACCTCCAAAATATAATTCTGAGACTAATCATCTCATAAAGCGCCCTGAAAAATTCGCGTCACAACACATCCGCCTTCTTCAGCAGTTCCAACAGCTGCGCCTTGGTCACTTCGCCGTCTGCTTCCAGATGCACCTTCATCTTCTGGTCCTTCTCGCTCCAGCTCACCTGAATATCTTTCAGCTGCACCTCTACACCGGGCATCTGTTTCGCCAGTGCCTTGTTGATGACCTTCGAGATCAGATTGCGCAGAAATCCAGACCGGATCAGCATAATGTCCTCCATAGTGTTCAACCTCCAAAAATAAAATTGAAAAAGATAAGAGGGCGTGATCTTTCAGATTTCGTCCTCTTCCAGATTGCTCTCTTCGTCTTTTGCATCAACCCAATTGTTCAGCTTGCTCATCTTGTAATACGCCCATCCGCAACATGCCAAGCCAATGCTCGCACATGCGGCGCAGTATTTGAAATAAGCCCCATAAGTAATAGGTTTGCTCATAAAGTTCTTAATAGCTTTCATCATAGTTTTCTCCTTTCAATGTAAGCCCTCTTACCTCCATAAAGCGAGATGTATTTTTCGCGTCCGGGCAAAAAGAAAAAAGCCCACGATTTCTCGTAAGCTCTTCTTCCGGGACAGCCCTGTTAAGTTGTGTATCTCCGGTCTATCAGATATCCGTCTAAAATATCAGTCTTTCGGCCGGAACGCCGAGCACAACAGCCACACCACAATGGTCACAATCGCCATCACAATCGCTGTTATGATCATCTGCCCAACCGTAATCGAATAATTCCAGATCTTCTTAAAAATAGATTCGTTCATAATCCTTACTCCTTTTCTTGGGCTTCTATCCCATAAAGTGAGCAGAATTTTTCGCGTCTTGGTAAAAAGAAAAGAGCCTACGATTTCTCGTAAGCTCTTGCCTTATCAAACGATATTTTTATCTCTCTGTTTTACTTTTACGCTTCCAATTGCGCCTACCAGTTTCAACAGTTCAAAATCACGTACCATACCCGCAAAGTCTACCATTTCGACTTCAGCTTCCCAGTTTGATCTCACTCCGTTATATCCTCCACAGGAACCAAGCCAATGCATCTTTCGGTCAATTTCCTCCCGATTCATTTTGCTGTTCCGATGGATTACCTCCTTCAGAATATCACCACTGTTGCTTCCGCCAACAATAGCCTTTACAACGATCGTCATTTTGTGTCTCAGCATAATAGTTTCTCCTTTCATGTAAACACAGAAATTCTCGTTTCCATAAAGGAGCCTGTTTTTTTCGCGTTCTGACAAAAGAAAAAGAGCCTACGATTTCTCGTAAGCTCCTTTGCAAAATATCAAGCAGTTCTCTTTATTTCGACGCTATTCTCATATAGCTCGTGAGGTGCGACATCCTGACCTTCCGGCCATTCGATACCGCTTCCATCGGGCAATAGTGTCACCCTGTTGAAATATCCATCGTTTTGTAACATGCCATACCAAGAACCGGTGGCATAGGGGGCAACATCGAACAGCCTTACTTCTCCGGTTTCATAGTACAGTCGTAATTTCATCTGAGCAATCGGCTCAACTTTTGTCAGTCTCGGTTGCAGCATCTAAAATCACGCTCCTTACTTCAGGGGATCAATGCGGAAAAACTGCTCACCGTTGCTCAACAGCTTCCAGTTCGCCGCTAGATCGTCTTTATGGATCTCCATCCATGCATCCAAGAGTTTCATCTGACTGCGTGGGATCTTTCCTTCGAGAACAGTTCCGTCCAATGCAACAACAACTTCTTGCCCAGAATACTCAGCATGGATGTGCGGCATATTATGTTTACCACCCATTTCTCGATACATCCGGACAATGATTCCGTAGAACATACATAATACAGGCATCCTAAAACACCTCCCTATCTTATTATACCAAATGGGGTTATAAAAATAAAGAGCCTCCGATTCTTTACACGTGCTCAGATCAAACTCCGGTCAAACACGGTCTCCCAGCGTTCTTTCTTGAGGGGCTTCATGCGCAGTGCCCACATGATCTGCCGTACGGTCACAGTCGGGTACTCGCCCTTTGCGTTTTTCTTCTTTGCGTGACTGTCAAAATACTGCCGAAACCCTTCATGCAGGTAGATCTTGTCGGTCAGCCAGGGGTCAATGGTGCTCCAGTAAGTAGCCTTGGTTTTCTCGTTGTACCGCTGCTGGATCACACACAGGCCTTTCCCCTGTTCCCGGTAGAGCGTACAGACACGATACACCGGGTGATTGCATCGGTAAACGCTCCCGTAGTAGCTCGTCCACTCTTTTGGCGGTATGTCGTGATATCTCATAAAAAATAAAGAGCGCCCGCAGCTTTCGCCACGAACCCTCTCGGTTCCTCCTTTACTTTCTGTCCGTAAAGCCTCTCTTGATCTCATGGAGACCATCGTTCATTGCCCTGGAAAGCGGCGCTACACCGCCAGCCTCGCAGATCGACCAGTATACCGTCGTACCAATCGTTCCCAGAAACGTCAGGCAGCTGATGCCAAACTTCGCCCACTCAATGCGCCGTGCCTTCGCAGCCTTCTCCTGATCGTTGATGACTTCCTGGCCCTTCCGCCGTTCTTCATCCTCTTTCAGGTTCTGGTTGCTCTCCTGCTCGTCGCTCTTGAGCTGCATATCGTACAGCTGCAATGCCATCTTCGCCGTGTTCGTGTACTCGTCCGTACCCGGTTTCAAGTCCTTGAGACTCTCCAGCGATTGCTTTGCTGCTTCCTTCAGCAATTCTTTGTTTTCGTAGTTTTCCATTTTGATTTTCTCCTTTACAAAGTAATTAGAGTTTCCTCCATTAAACACCATGTTTTTCTCGCGTCAGGTCCAGTTTGTGCACCCGCAGCATGATGTACTTGTCGCCTTCAAAATTCTTCACCTCCTCGTCCAGGCTCAGGCTCAGATAGGGCCAGTCGGGGGAATCCTCCTCACCGATCAGCAGCTCGCCCACTTCGTAAATATCACGGTAATGGAACCAGCGGTAGAGCGCCATCCCGAAGAGCAGCCCCAGAACGATGGCAACGAATAACACAGCATAGTAGATGTACAGCATTTTGAAAATCTCCTTTTAATAATGTAGTGGATAAAACGGTCTTCTGCGTGATGAAAAAATAAAAGAGCCTACGATTTCTCGTAAGCTCTCTACGCCTTAGATGTCGTTGCGAATCAGAAACAGGTCATTTCTGCTTCGAGTTGCTCTCACAATTCCTCCTGCCCGGATCAATGTAATTGCATTTACATAAGCCGCGCGTGCATTTTTTGCATCCTTGTATTCGTCCGTATTCACAAACATCACTTTCTGGTTGCTTTCGATAAACACCCGCACCTTATCCATTGCATTCACATAGCCCCGGTCAAAGTTCGTCTTTACTCGATAGTTCATAAATAATAATCTCCTTTCAAATTTCGGAAGACATCCTTCCATAAAGCACAGGGAAAATTTCGCGTTGCTTCGTTACACCCTATTCTAAAATAGAAAAAAGAAAAGAGCGCATGTTTCCATACGCCCGTTTTCCGGTCAGAATCCATCAGCGGATACCACACCGAACATCGTTCAGCATGAGGAGTTCTTCGCCCTCATTCCAGCCTGCATACTTGTCGTTATACGCCTCGTTAAATGCGGCCATAATAGAGTTCATCATTTCCTCAAAACCCTTCACAATATTCTTCAGCATAGTAAATACCTCCTAAAATTGTTTATTTCTTTCCATAATAGAAGGTGAAATTTTCGCGTCTGCGTAAAAAAAAAAAAAAAAAAATAAGAGCCTGTGATTTCTCACAAGCTCCATTTTGATCAGTGTTTCTTCTTTGTTCTGCTTTTCACCTCGTTTGTCTTTGCTCCGATCAGCTTTGCCAGTCTGACCAGAATCACAACGATCAAGATCCAGATAATCAAGTTAAACATATCAACATACCACCTTTCATAAAGGCAGCTGAATTTTTCGCGTCCAGATAAAAAGAAAGAGCCGCAGATTTCTCCACGGCTCTCGCCTTTATAAAACGATGTAGTTCGTCGGTTTGGTTACATGCTCGATGATTCCTGCTTTCTTCTGCAGCTCAAAGTCTCGTGCAATGCCGCCCAGGTCATAGTTTTCGAGCCTGAGCTGATACTCGCATTTCTTATAATCCTTATCACCACAGCTTCCCAGCTTGTCTACCAGTGAATCAATGATTCGACTGTCAACATCGCAGTTTCTGCGGATGACTTCTCTCATAAGATCGCGACGATCAGTCATATCGTCAACACCCTTCACGTCAATGTACATAATAGTCTTTTTTGCCTTAAACATAGTAAAATCTCCTTTACATAATCAAATTTTCGTGAACTTTCGTCCATAAAGGAGCCTGTATTTTTCGCGTCATGCCCGCTCCCGGCTGAGGATCCAGAAGAATTTGCGATAGTTGTTGTAGTAAGTATCCTTGCAGCATGGGCACCCCTTGATCCGGAGGGCTTCATAGGAATGTCCTTCTGTCACGCCGCGCAGAATATAAGGTGCGATTGCTGGTTCCAGTTCGCCCAGGCAGTGCTCCAGCAGATCGACCCTACTCGAATAGAATGCTCGCGCCATCGCCATTTGCTCTGTCGGGTTCGAGGGTGTTGCATTGACGATTGCTCCCGTGCTTTCCGGAAACGCTTTCCATCCGTCGATGCGTACCAATGCGCGCTTCCATTCGTCGTATTGCCGGCAAAAATGTTTCAGTTCGTAATACCGATGCTTTGAAATATAATAAGGATTCTTTTTCGATAGCTCCGCCCGTTCGCCCCGCATGATTTCGTTACAGTTTTTCATAAAGTAGACTCCTTTGCACTATTTCTCAGCCCACGCTGAGTTCAAAGGAATACTACTGGAAAAAACTGTCGTCTGCGTCCTGTTTTATTTTATTCTGGGTGAAGCGTTGCCCATTTTGAAATCTATCGTTTAATCTAGAATAGAATTCATAAAAGAAAAAGCCCGGAAAATCCGAGCTTTTCAGCGTTATCTCATGTTTTTCAGAGGACTGTGCCTGCGGTACAGCTCTGCCAGTTCCTCCTGTGTCAGGTCAAGATAAGCCTGTTCTGTCACGGTCACACTACTGTGCCCCAGAATCCGGCTCAGGGTGTAAATATCTCCGCCATTCATCAGGAACCGTTTTGCAAAGTTGTTCCGGAACACATGCGGATGAACGTTCTTCAAACCAACTCTCTTAGCGTACTTTCGGACGTTGGCTTCAAAATTATTTGCTTGCAGCGGTTTCCCCTCGTTTGTACAAAATAAAAAGTCGCTGTCACGGTAGCGGTCTTTGTATTTGCTCCACTTCCGGATCTGCCCTGCCATCTTCTCCGAAAAGAATACCGATCTGCCCCGTTTTCCTTTCGTGTTTTTCGCTGGCAGCCAGATGAACCGTTTTGCCAGATTTATGTCATTGACTTGGATCAGCAGGCATTCACTGATTCTCATACCGGTGTCCATAAGGAGCTGAATAATCACAAAGTCCCTGTACTCACTGAATTTGGAAATATCCAGCGCTCTCAGCAGCCGTTTGAAGTCGTCATCTGAGATAAATTCCAGCGGCTTGTGCTCTGTCTTCGTAAAGTCGCCACGCTTAATCGGCGATTTCCGAAGAATATCCTCATCGACGCACCAGTTAAAAAACACTCTGAGATTCCGCAGGTAGTTGTTGATCGTCACATCTGAGACTTGTTTTCCGTAGTCCGGACGGTTTTCCGGATAATTTCTGGCATCCTGATTCGTCACAGCGGTATACTTTCCCCGCCTCCGAATCTCCTGAATGTATCCCTGAATCGTCAGATGCGTAACATTTTCCGTGCGCTCAATTCCAATTTTGTACAAATGTTGCATGAACAACCTCAACGTCTGCTCATAACTGCCAATCGTCTTCATACTCAGTCCCTTTAACTCGCACGCCTCCAGAAACATTTCTACATCTTTTTCCACCAC